TTGCAATAGAATTAACTATATATGAAGTTAAAATAATTATTTTTTTTTTATTAATAATTTTTTCTGATAAACAACCATTTAATTCATTGATTATTTTAACTTCATTATCAGTATAAATAAATAATTTTTTAGGTTGATTTTCATACGGATCTTTAACTAGTTTATGTATATTTGTATCAATATTAATTATATTATATATTTTTAAATAGTCAGTCAGCTTAACTGTTACATCTATAGATTCATTATTTGAAATACCATATAATATTTTTGTTATGTTCTCTAACATTATAAGCATTTTTATTAATATTATTTTAATCTATAAATAAATGATTTATAAATTAAAATAACTCTTTTTTTTCCTCTTCATAATAAGTAATGGATTTTCTATTTTTAATATAATTTTTTTATGAGTGTATCCTTTGTTCAATTTTGACCGTTATAGTGTTCCATTTTATCATATTAAATTCTGATTTCTTTAATAAAGACAATATCCTTAAAAAACACATTTTTTTGTAGATAAATATTTATACGTGATACTATACTTATAAAATTTCTTTTGTATTATTGATATTTAGCGATAATAAGTATTCGTGAAACTCATACATGTTTTTATTGTGTTCTTTATATTTTTCCCATATTTTAGAATTTACAATATTGTTTTTTATCATAATGTTTATTAATTCAGAAGTTAATATACCTTCTGTATTTAATTGTAAAATAATAGTTATAGCTCCTGGATTTCCTCCGCATAAGCTTTTTAATATGTTTTCCATTTTTTTATAATACTTATATGTTTAAGTATTATAAAAAATAAAGAGATTATGATGTAGTTTTTTCAAACTAAAAAGGATAATGTTTTATATTGTGGTTTTTAGAAATATATTTATTCACTTTGGTCTTCGTCTACCAATTCTTCTTCATATTCTAACTCTTCTTCATCTTCTGATTGGTCTCCGTCTGAATCTTTTTTAGGAGAAGCAGTGGATTTTGTTTTCTTAATATTTTTTACTTCTTCATCTTCTGATTGGTCTCCGTCTGAATCTTTTTTAGGAGAAGCAGTGGATTTTGTTTTCTTAATATTTTTTACTACTTCATCTTCTGATTGGTCTGAATCTGAATCTTTTTTAGGAGAAGCAGTGGATTTTGTTTTCTTAATATTTTTTACTACTTCATCTTCTGATTGGTCTGAATCTGAATCTGAATCTTTTTTAGGAGAAGCAGTGGATTTTGTTTTCTTAATATTTTTTACTACTTCTGAATCTTTTTTAATACCCATTGTTTCTAAAATAATTTTTTTAATATCATTTTTCTCAGTATATCCTTTATTTAATTTTGACTTTACATTTTTGTTCATTATACTAATAGCTTCGTCATTTGACTCACATTCTTTTGTTTTTGTTTTTCCTTCTTTTCCAATTTTTCCATATTTTGTAATATAAGAAAGTCCGTCGGCTTTACAATTCCAAAATTTATTTTCTGACTCTAAAACTAAATATGATTCTTTGGTTTCTATTTTTTCACAGCTTTCAGTTTCTGTTTTTTCATCAATAGCATTAAAAGAAAAACCCCACTTACGACATTCTTCTATATCAGATTCTGTTAATTCATTTAAAGTATCATTTACACATTTTCCTATCACTACGCGATCTTTTGCACATTTAAATACTAATCCTGATTCTTGATGCCAAAGTTTTCCTAATGTTTTATGTTTTCTTAAAACTCTTTGTACATCTTTTGCAACTGATTTTGGTTTGCTTTTTTCTTGTGTAAAAGCAGTATTTGTCATTTTTGAAGATGGTGTTAATTTACGTTCTTTAATTTCTGTACCTTCGTGTTTCTTATGTCTAGAGCAAAATACATTACCTTCTTTTGGTTTAGAACCACATAATTGATCTTTGTTTGCACCTTTTATATATTTATAAATACATCCGCTTTGTTCTGACTGTGATTTTTTATCTTCATTATCTTCATTATCATCATCTGAATCTTTTGCTTTACTTTTAATGGGTGTTGGTTTACTTTTACTAGAACTTGAGGTAGAAGATTTTTTAAAAGATACAGATAGTTGTACTGAGTTTGCTGTACTATTCCATAACTCTTCTAATTTACCATTTGGAATTTCTGGATGTTGTGAATAAATATTGTTAATATACTCTTTGATAGCGGATGATATCGCTAATTCAAATGAAGTTGCAAGAGAGTTCATGTTTATATTATTTAAAAAAGATAAACATTTTTTTCATTTTTTTCATGTTAAGTAGCAATTAACATTTAAATTCCATTGTTGTAATTTTGTCATCTTTTTTAATTAATGTAAATCCGTATTCAGTATATAGTTTTATTAATTTATCGTATGTTTTACTTTTATTATCTAATATTAAACGTGGATTTTTAATTTTGCATACATTTTCTAAAGCTTTTTCTAAAGCTTTTTTTGCTATTCCTCTTCTACGATAATTTGTACCTATACAAGCAGTTGATATTACATATTCTTTATCAATTATAAGATATCCAACTAACTTATTTCTTAAGAAAATAAATAACCATTGTTTTGAGTCAATTTCAGGAACATATTTTTTAATATTAAAACATTCTAACATTAATTTTTGAATATCTTTTAAATACTCCTTAAATTTATCTGGGTTTACCTCCGGTATTATATTTTCTATCCTAAACGGGCGTTCTTTTTCATCGGTTTCTTTATCTTTTTTCTTGTGACCTCCTTGAATACCTGTTTCGGAATCAGGTATTAACATATCAAATCCATCCCATTTTTGACTTTCCATCCATTTTTTAATTTCATTACATATATGATTTCTAACAGATGACTTTGATACAAAAAATAAAACACGTCTAAGCTCATCGTTACTAATAGTTTTAAATTCCTCATCTGTATACATATTATTTATGTATTTATTTTTCTTAGCTAATTTGATTAATACTTCTTTTGCATCTTTATTTTTAAATGAATCGGGATAATCAAGTTTGAAAATTTTTACTGCAAGATTTAATAATAACGGAACACTCCAACTTAGACAATTTTTTCCTGGATATATTTTACGATAATCTGGTTGATAAGCATCCATTTCAATCTTCATTTCTTCCTGTGACATTTTCTTATTTTTTACCAAATCAGATAGTTTTTTCTCTTTTGTTAATTTATCTTTTTCATATTTTTTAGTTTGTTCAATTATATTAACAATAGAGAATGTACCCGACTCAGAATTATATTTACCATAATAACCCCATGGATTTTTTTCTAATATTCCTTTACGTGTTTTTATAAGCTGTTCCAGTTCTTCAGCATCTGCATTTTCGCATTCTTTCCATTTTTCATTTTTATAGCATCTTAATACATCATCCTCTTCTAATCTATTTGAGATCCAACCATTTTTCATTTGAAAAATGTAATTTTTGAAGTAATCTAAAATTAATTTTCTTGTTAGTTTGTTAGTAGTAATATTTTGTTCTTCTGCTGAAATAGCAGCTTCAATAAACATTTCTTGTACTTCATCTGGAATACTTTTAATCAAGTTTCCAAGTTCTACAGGGTTTTTCAATCCACATATAATTTTAATTAAATTAGGAAATAATTCTATTTGAGTGTTGTATAAAATATCTGTAAACGATTTTCCATTTATAATATTAGGAACGCTTACATAATAATTTGAAAATAAATCATCTTTTATAGAAAGGCTATTTACTAAAAAATATATATTTTTATTTTCTCTTAAATAACACGAAAATCCATATTTATTTTTAATTATAATACTTTCATCGATAATTTTTTTTAAAGCTGTTAATAACTCAAAATCAGAATTATTTGGAAAATTTTTAAGTATATTATCAAAATTAATATAAAAATATGTTTGAAATAATTTTTCTATACCTAACATTAGTTTTTTAACATTAGACTTGTAATATGTATCAACATAATCGCTATAATATAAATGTTCTTCGCTTTTTTTTAAAATAATAGAAAGTGCATTTTTAACTTCCCATTCAGAATATTCTCCTTCAAAATATTTAATTATTGTTTCTAAGTCAAAATCATCATTGCTTTTAAACAATTTATCTAATTGTTTTTTAATATTTGCAACTTTTGGATCGCTGTAATATAATTTATAAGTAGACTCATCTAATTCAGGAGTACTTATACCTTCTTTTATATATTTCATATCTATACCATCACACTTATAATTACAGTCTAAATATTCACAATCTCTTTCGTAATCTTGTCCAGTTATATGATTACGATAATAAGTTAATGAACAATCAAATGATGATTCAATAATAAGTCGTACAATTCCTTTGATAGTAATATCTTTATCTTCAGATATTTCATACATATGTAAGTCTATAGACATTATACTTTTATTAAGTGGTATACTAACAAGCTGGTGTATATGCACTTTCGGATTTTCATTTGCATCTAATAATGCTTTATGAGAATTCAATCGATGACCTCTGGATATTGCTTGATCAGTTTCAGAATAATTAAACCAAGGAGTAAGTATAAATTCTTGCTGTATATTATAAAATGAGACGCCTTCACTTACTATTCTACTGCCTATTAATACTTTTATTATATCTCCGTGTTTGTTTCGTTCTTGATTAAAACAGTTTATTATTTTTGATATTTGAGTTGATGAAGATGTTTCAGAAGTTAAAAGTCCAAACCGTAATCCAGGATTCATTTCTTGTCCTTTGGATTTGCTAAATCCAAATAATTTTAGTAATTCTGAAAATACAATTGATCCACTTCCTGTAACAAGTTCTGAATATACAAAACAACATTTTTTAGGATTATCTAAAATATTTTTTATAACATAAGCATATTTAGGTGAATATTTAGCAAGATTTTCTAATGTTTCTTTATCATTTTTTCCTTTAATATCTCTAATCACAGCAGAATTTAATGCATAAGAATATAATACTTTTTTCTTTTTTTGTCCACTATTCATTAAACTAGATATAAATGCTTTAGAAGTTGATTGAACATTTTTAGCAAATCCAATAGGTCCATATGAACCATCTGGAAAAATAAAAAGAGATGCTTGCCTTGAATTTGTGTATATACCTTTGTTTCCTTCATTGTCAATTTTAAGAGCTTTATTGTATACGTCCGATTGTTTTTGCGACATTTTTATAGGATCAACAATGAAATGTTTAAGTTTTCCAACATTTTTTTCTCCTACAAATTCTTTAGTAACAGACGATTGTAGTGCTTTAATAAACGAAACTCTCCCTTTGAATACTTGTTTTAATTTTTTTACTTTGCTTTTTTTTACAATGTAACTATTAACTCCTTTCTTTTCCATATATTCGTCTAAAAACTTTTCACCAACGGGTAATTCATTTTCTTTAGGTAAAATTAAATTCATTATACTAGCTATTTCATCTGGGCTATCTTTCATTGGGGTTCCTGATAATAATAAAATTTTACAATTTTTTACAAGATGCAAAAAACGTTTAAATTGTTCATAAATATGCATGCTATTACTATCTCCCTGTATACGTAAATTATGTACCTCATCAATTACAATAATATGATTTGAATACATTTCTACTATATCAGCATCATTTGTACGTTTAAGATGTTTAGCAAACGTTTGAAATGTTGTTGGTTTATTTACTCCTATACTAATATGATAAAAATGTTCATATAATTTCTTAGTTCTAAGAAGTGCTTCTTTTTCAGTTAAACCATTTCCTTTATTTTTTTTACTTCCACATGTAGAAACATTAGGTATATATCCTTCTGGAATATATTGACCAGATGTGCATTTATCTCTTAATTCTTTAATAAAATTATTTAAGATAGATTTACCTTTAGCAAATATATATACACCTTTGAAATTGTTAGTTTCACTTTTTATTTGCTCTATTGCTCCGATAGCAGAACATGTTTTTCCTGTTCCCATCATATGAACTAAAAGAAGAGAATCATACATAGTATTAGATGATAAAAATCTAGCAATTATTTTTTGATGTTTCATTAAAACTCCTTTTTCATCTGGTATGGTTTCAATTTCATTTGGTTTAATTCTTTCTTCATAAAATTCTCTTTTTTTAAAAATAGACTCATAAAACCCAATTTCATAAGGATTAAGAATATCTTCATCCTTATTATCAATGTTTGGATATTTTGGTAAGAAGTCAACTATTTCCATTTCTTTCTTTTTATAAAGATTTATAATAAATCTTTATACTTAACAGTTATAAGTATTTGAACTTATAACTGCAAAACTAATTTTTCTTTTTATATAAATGAGAATAAATTTTAGTTATAATAGACTCTTTGTGGTCAAACTCTCTTTTAATCCGGTTATCAGGAAGTAATTTACCAACAATATCATAATGTCCATTTTCATTTAAAAAAATAATTATAGATTTTCTTTTTTTAATGTTACTACTTTTACAAGGCATACGAGTTTTTGAATCAATAAAATAAATATCTATGTTTAACTTATTAGATATTAATTTTATTGTTTTTGAATCAACGTTTATTTTGTAATTTTCATTAACGTATTTATAAGATTCTTTAACTACTGCTTTTATAAGAATGCTTATTTTTTCAGTATATAATTTTTTATTACATTCATCTAATGTCTCTTTTAATGGTTGAAATTGTTTAAAATTTTTAATCGCATCTACATTATTGCTTGTAATAAGTAATATATTATTTTTTAATTCATCGATAGTAATCATTTTAGTTATAAATTTATATGTTTTAATATCTGACTCATTGATTATAACTTTTTTTCTAATTTTTTTGCTACTTTTTAATTTATTGCATTTACCAGTAGATATAAAGTTATAAAAATTTGATAACAACATTATAATAGTTTCTTCTAAAAACATAGTACAAGGTATAGTTTTATATAACTTATTTATTATATACGAACGCAATTCGTTTATTAGTTTTACACGATTTTCTGTGTTTATTAATTTATAATTAGGCAAACACGCATATAACACAGCATTAAAGAAAGAATCTTCACATATAGTTACTGTACGTACCAAAATTTTTTCAATTGGACTAGAAAAAACAACTGTTTTATTAACTTGTAACTCATCTAATTGTTGAAGTATTTTGTTAGTCATTTTATAAAAATCTTATTATTTTTTTAAACTAATAAAGAAACATACAAAAGAATTAAGTTAACAATAAAGAAAAGATAATGTCATACGATATAAAAACACCGGAGTTAATAAATGATAAATGGCTTGTATTTAAAAATTCTATATTTAATGAGTTAGATACTTTAGATTGTGATGATACTATAGAAGGAAAATGTTATGAAGATAAAACATTTGATCAATGTATGGATATATGTGATAAATCAGATTTATGCGCATTTGGATATTACATATCTCGTAAAAATAATAGTAACTTATGTGTTCCAATAAAAACACCGTCAGACTCTCTTAATATTTCATATAGATTACGAAATCAAAATATTTACCCAGAATTAGATGATGCAGTTGTAAAGACATTTTTGGATAAAAATGTCTATCAATTTCCTCCAGCAGATGCAAATACAATATTTTATATGGATAATTTTTTATTTGAAAATGTAGAAACTAATACTATAGTTAATAACACAATACTTAGTGACGTATCAAAAAAAACAATATCAAAAGTAATAGATACAAATGATGTTGTTTTTTCTAATGATGGAGAGTTACTAATTCACATGTTAGAAATACCTATATCTTTAGCTGTTGGTCTTGAATACGTACCAGTAAAATATGGAGACAAAGTTGCATTTAACATACCAACAACAAATCTAGTTATGAGACCAAGTTTATCTAAAAATACATTAGAATGGATATCTAGAAGTTTTAATTTAAGTCCATCGTCTTCATTCACATTAATACCATTACCAGATTCAAAAAAAAAAATAGGAGATTATGTTAGTTATTCAGATACATTTTCAATACAATCATCAAATGTTTTTATATTAGGCGTTAATGAATGGTATAATATTCAATTATACTATTATAAAAACTATAAAGAAGCTAAAGTTAGAAATAAAAATGTAACTTTTAGATTTAAACCAAAAGAACAAGGGTGGTATTGTAATAACAAAAAATCAGAAATAGTATCATTTGATAAAATGATAGTAGATGAAAATGGTATTGGTACATATAATGGAATGAAAATATCAAGATATCCTAATTCTTTTGGAATGTGTAAAGATGAACCGGTTGAACCTGTTAAACCTGTTAAACCTGTTCATTCAATTTTATTATTAATTTTGTTGATAATTTTTATAATTTTTTTTACAGTGTATATTTTATGTAAAAATTGTAATAAAAATTAAAGCCGTTTTTGTGCAATTATTTGTTCTTCTTTTAGTTTATCCAAATGAACTTTCAAAAATTTAAATAAAATGTGTTTTAACTTAATTGGAAATTTATCTAAATCAAAAGTAATATTTTTATCAACATAGGTACCATTATATGGTAAAGTAAAACTAGTATTATCTTCTTTATTTTCAATTTGATATACTCTTATAAGAGCGTATATAAGTTCACTGCCATTTTTATCTATTTCTTCAATATTTTTTATAAATAGACGTTTTTCTGCTAATAAAAGATCTCTATTAGGAATATCTTTTGATAAATTATCAAACAATGGAAACTTTGACATGTGTTTAATTCTTAAAATGTTTTATTTAAATTCATTTTAAAATTCATTATACATTTCGTCATCTGACGAGTCTACATCTATATCTACATCTATATCTACATCTATATTAGTTTTTTCTTGATTATATTTATTTTTCCAAATATCTAAATATCTTTTATCCGATATTAAACATGCTTTTATTACTTCAGGTTTTGCTTGTATATTTTTGTAGTATTTAAGAGTTCCTTCTCTATCTGCTTCTTTATCCCATGAAGTTATACTTGCATTTTTCAATATATTCAAAAAACTTTGCATAGCATTTACTGCTAAACGCCCGTTGTTATATAAGATTTCATCACATGTAGTTTTATCAATGATTTCTTTACTCGTTATAATTTCTAGAGATCCATCGCTTTTTTTAATTTTTTTTTGTATTATTTTAGGCTCGTGTGAAGATACAGACCAATATCTCCATATATGAACTACTTGTTCATTTTTAGGCATAGGTTTTCGTCCTTCTACATTATGTGATCTATATCTTACAACACGTCCGATAGCTTGTTGAATTTTCATTTCTCTTGTAGATGATTCAAGAATATGCATATGCTGTGTTTCTAATATATTAATACCTTCAGCTCCTGCTTCTGTTACAAGTAAAATTTTTATTTTGTCTCCATATCTATTTTTTTCTGAATTAAATACATCAAGAATTTGTTTTCGTTTTCTATCCGATACATCACCAGAATAAATTTCTGTATTAATACCACACATTTTAAATAATGAATGTATTAAATTCACACCTGCTTTTGTTTTAAAAAATGTAAATAACACATGTTTAGAATTCCAATTTACTAAAACGTTAGTAATAAATGCAGCTATTTTTCTAGAAAATACATCATTTAATTTTTGATTATTAATTGATTTTTTATTTATCCATCCTATCTCTTGTTTATGTGCTATTTTAACAACATTCTCTTTAACTTTAGCAACTGCTTTTTCTTTTAATTCTTTATCTGCTTGTTCTTGTTCTTTAATATTTGAAGGCCATTTTCCATTTTCAATAAGTTTTTTTTTATATTGATTATAAATCTTATTTTTAAAATATTTTTTTGTTGTTGATATTTTACCTGTAGGTTTATATTCATAATTTAATATCGTTCCGATATGACTTATTTCGTCTCTTGCTTTAGGAGTATTTCCTCGTGTTTCATCAGGATACCAACAATTACTATAAAATCTAGTTTCTATCCATTTAAGGGCGATAATATATTTTTTCATTTTTTCATTATATTCTTTAGGATTTGATCTAATTAATGCTATTGAAGGAGGTCCCATCTTTCTTAATGTAAGTTCTTTAGTATATGCTTGCCAATATTTATCATCTTGAGGAGGTGTCATAGGAATTAATATTGGATCTTCTTGTATAACAAGTGGCATATCTCCCACATTACCGGGAAAGTATGAAATTATTCCATGCAGTTTAATATTGAACATTTTAGGATTTATAGGATGAACATTACCATCTTCATCTTCTGTAAATTGTTTAGTAAAAGATTCAGTATCCAATTGTCCATTTTTAATTATATCTGCAAACGTATCAGGTTTTAATAAATTACCAAGTAAAGGCCATTCCCATATATAATTAAATAATGGAGTTCCTGTCAAAGCAAGTATTTTACAGTCTGCTTTCATAAGTGTATTATATATAAGAGTAGAATGCTTTGACTGATTTTTTACTCCATTTAAGATATTATGAATTTCATCAATGATAACCAAACTTCCATTAAAATCAGGAAGTCTATCTCCAACCGCGTAATTAGAAGTTATAAACGTGTAATATTTTTTTAAATAAGCAGGAGATAATCCACATTTATCACAATACTCATCAAAAAAATTTTGTCTTAAACTACCAGGAGTAATAACGTACACTTTTTTAACTTTAGATGCGTTAATCATAGCATCAGACACCATTATACTTGAACAACTTTTACCTGACCCAAGTCTATGATATAAAAGTAATCCTTTGTATTTTAATTTATTTAAAAAATAATCAGTTACATTAGATTGATGCTCTTGTGGATAGAAAGGAGCATGTTTACCGTGGTTGCACGATATTTTATCGTAAATTCCTTGTGGCATTTATTTATTATAATTAATAAATAAATTGTTAATAATGACAAATAAATATGTATCTATTTGTCATTATATGCATCATTAAAATTTAAATAACATACATCATCATCTTGACCACATAATGGCTTACCAATGCTAAACTCTGGAATTCCTTTTCCATTTTGAGGTTCTTTAACATTTTCAGATGAAAAAGTTTGTTTGCTTTGTATTTTGTTTGCTACTTCTATTACAAACCTTTTTATTTCTTCTGCATCATGAGGTCCATTATATCTCATAAAAGGTTTTCCTTGAATATACAAAACTATATAAGGAACATATGAAATTGGCGCTATTGTATCTTTAGACATTTGTACACATTGTTTATTTGAACTTACATTAATCATTCCGAATTGACATCCTCCAATAGTTCCTGGAAGTTTTTTAAAAAGAGGTATTAAATTTTGACAATGTACACATTGAGTTGAATAAAATAATATTAAAGAAAACCCTGGAATAGAGTGACAAAGAATATTTCCTTTATTTCCTTTAACAACTGAAAAATCATCAGAGCTAAGAAATAATAAACCGCTCATATTTTATTTTATCTTATTTTAATATTTAAATGACGTTTAAATTATTTATTTAATATTTTAAATAAATGAAAACACAAATAGCATTTATGTTTTTGGGAGGTTTACCAAATCCTGCAGAAGATAGTGGTAAATGCTGGAAAAAATTTATAAAAAATGCATCTCCATTGTATTTTAAAAAAATAATTTTTGTTGTTCACCCTATGAATGCATATGATAAACCATCTGGATTTTGGAAAAACTATTTAACATTTGATTTAAATTCAACATCAAAAATAAAAACTATTTATTTAAATACGCTAGATACTCATCTTAAAACAGCATGGGCTACAAGATCTTTAGTTGATGCTACTATATTAATGATAAAAACATCTTATGATAAGATTCCTAGTATAAAAAAGTTTGTTTTGCTAGAAGGAAAAACGTGTCCTTTATATAATTTAAAAATTATTTGTGACACTCTGTTAAAAAATAATAAAAATTGGATTGACCCTTTAAACAATAGCTGTAAAGATGAGTTTATTAATAATAAACATCCAAATTTATATTGTCCAACAAAAAAATGTTTAAGCAAAAAAAATTGTTCTTTTTGGAGTCAGTGGATGGTATTAGACGCTAAATATATAAAAAATTTGTTAAATACTAATGTTAAAAAAGATGATAAACCTGTTATATGTAATAGTGGATCTATTATAGATCAAATTACTGTCAAAGATAAATCAAATAAAATATCCAAAAGTATACAAAGAAGTTTAGTTCAAATGTTAGATATATATAATAAACCTTGTCAATTTGCCGATGAATTATATTTTGGATTAATGTTAAAACAAGGCAGAACTATTAAAGAATTCATTAACATAATCAACATAATTGACAAAAATAGATTTATTACAGATTACACACATGTAAAACCTTTAAATAACAATCAAAAGTATATACAAGCTATTGATAATATACAATCTGGTAACACAAGTTTTGTTAACAAAAGGTTTGGTGGTAACACAAGTTCGTATAAAATAAATCATGTACCTATGCAAACACATTATACTAAAAATAGTGAATATACAAGTTCTGTACCCTTTTATTTATCTTCTATATCATTTAATGATAATGTATTAACTGATGAATATACTTTATCACCAGTTTACACAGATTGGAGATTTTTTAATACAAATCCTTTTAATATATTTAGAAGTTTTAGATATAAAAATTTGAATATAAATAATTTACTAACTGACAATAATTTTAACACTGTAAATGAATTATTAAATCTTGATGCTCAAAGTGCATCATTTGATTCATTGAATTTAAATCAATTACCTTATTGGTCTCATCCATTAGAATATAATACAATTCCATTACATCAATATATTAATGGATATAATATACTTTCGTATTTTTCATCTATAAACAATGATGGCCATTTAAAATATCTTTTATCTTTATACAAAATAGCAATAAAAAATATTGGTTTCAGATTTATAGAAAAAATCAAAATAGAATCTTTTGATTCTATGTATGAATTTCTTATAACTCCATCCAATTCTAAAATATTAGTAGGAACATTTATAACAAATGAAACGCTTAATACTGCTAGAATGCGTGGATGTTTATTTATTAGAAAATGTGAAAAAGGATCAAACATACATAAATATGCAAATCAACTATATAATAAAAAAACAAAATATATATACAAAAACATACTCTAAAAAAAAATACAAATCTAATTAAAAAAAAAATTAACAATAAGTAAAATGGATATTAAGTTATTTAATACAAATGATAAAAATTTCAGTAAACTGAGTAACGATGCTTACCACCTTATAACTATAGATGGACAAAAATACCCATCTGTTACTAATTACATCTACTCTAATATGCTAACAACTCCTACTTATCGACAAATTATACAAAATACAGAAATTAAAGGAGTAAAAAAATCAGATAACGAGCTAATAACAGCTATAAATTTTTTATTAGAAAAAGAAGAAAAAAATAACTCTAATGCATCAGAAGCTGTATCATTAGGTGAAATGAAAAGAATAATAAAAAAATATAAAAAAGATGGTTCTGACAATGACCAAAATATTAGAGGATTTGCTAAAATAAGTACTGAATATGAAAAAATTAAAAAAAAACATTTTCCAGATGACGGAAAGACTCAAGCTAAAGAAAAAAAAGAAATTGAACAATATATAAGTAAAATTTCTAATGAAGTTCGTAAACCATTTGAATCAATTAATCTCAAACAACTTAAACAGCAATTAATAGATGAATCTATAATTAACCAAATGGGAATATATAAATTATACGACTCGTATGTAGAAAAAGAATTATATAACACTATAAGAAATGCAACAGAAAAAGGATACGCGTCTAGAGTTAAAATACCAGAAATAGCTAATATACTTTTATCAACTGGTAACGCTCCTATTCAGTATGAAAGTCCAGATCCGTTTTTAGGAGTAGGATTAGATGGAAGAGGTGCAAACATAGTTGGTACTACTTTAATGCAGTTACGTCATAATCTAAGAATACAAAAAAATACAAATTATAATGTAGATAAAGAAAAAGAAAAAAATATTTACAATGTATATTTAGCATATACAGCACTTACAAAAGAAATGTTTACCAATAAAAATTGGTTAACTGATTATGTAGGATTAACACCTAAACAAGTAATTAAAAAATATGGAGCATCTAACCTTATATATGGTATTCTATCACATTCTGATGTAATAAATATGTATAAAAAAGATAAATTAAATCATATAATAATGACAGAAATACGTAGCCCTGGTACATTAGTTATAAATTTTAGAAAAAATGGTATGCATCAATTACAAGACATTTTAATAAGTGACAAAAATGACATTATTTTTAATTCATATTTAGAATATATGATTAATAAAAATTATAACGATGAAATAGAAAAAGAAACAGAACAACAATATGGAAAAACATCTAAACTAGATAAAAATATAATTAGAGATAATATTATACAACGCATACTTGCAATTCAAAAAAATACATTATCTCGTACACAATTACGAGACATAAAACACAGAGTTATAGATCTTTTTAAAATAGGAATGTTGTCAGCATCACTATCTGACAAAATAGATAAAAATATAGAATTACTAAATATACCATCTGAAAAAGATATACAACAAGCAGAATCTGAAGAAATTATTGAAGAAGATATAGGAAGAACTCCTATAAAAATTAACGAAGAAGAAAATATTGAAGAAAATTCTTCACTTTCTGATAATAGATCCTCAAGTCCTGTAATAAAATCTTTAAAAAAACAATTTAAATCAGATGATAAACGCTATAAAAAAGTAATAATAAAAAACAATGTTAACGATGATATTCCTATTGAAGGAGGTATTTTTATTGAACCAGTTGGTCAACCAATTATCATATATAGAAATCTTGATCAAAATATGAGAGACCTTAAAGCTCTTGCACCTGAAGAATATACAGGTATGTTAACTATAGACTATTTTAATTATCCTACTATTCAACATTATATTGTAGCTAGATTAATTGCAGACACAGGTGTTAGAAGGAAGGCTGATTTATATGGTGATGTACGTATAGTAAAAGGAGTAGGAATAACTGAAGGACATCAAATTATAATGGTAGATCCAAATTCACAAGGTAAAATACCAGAAGATTATTTATCTCTTAACTTAGTAGGACAAGCTTATGATAAAGTTAAAAAAGAAACTGATGATTTACTATATCCTTTATATACGCTTACTTCATTAAATTCTAAATTTGAAGATAAAGACATGCAAAATTTATTACTTCTAACAGGTGACAAAGAAATTAAATGGAACAATCCGCATAATTTATATTTAGGTAGCGGGACAAAAGAAAATCCTGGTTTAAATTATGTAGGTAAAACTATGATGGATATAAGAGAAAAAATAAAAAGAAATCGTAAAAATAATCAACTTGATATTAAACCTTCAGATTTAGTTGAATTTGTACAAAAAGACTCTTTCATTATGGAATGGATAAAAATGAAATTGACAGATATGTGCAGTATAATTAATAAAACACAAAATTATTTAAAAATAAAAACTGATTTAGACTATAATCTTCAAGAAGATAAAGAATTTAAAAAATTAATTAAAACTGTGTTAGAAACTATTTTTCGCCCGTGTAACTATCTTATGGAATCAGAGTCGGTCTTAGTTCCTACATTTTTTGTTAATATGACTAAAAAATGCTCAATCGTATCTGGTATTAAGCCATCTAAAATAAATTATAAAGGAGAATATAAATGGAATAAAGAAATACAAAAAATAATTGAAGAGACAGAAAAAAATATTAATAAACTAGAATCAACATTATGGGGAAGTAAAATTGATCATTCAATAGAAGAATCAAAAAAGTTTGAAAAATCTCAAAGACAAGAATGGGATAAATTATGGAATCAATTAAATTCTTCTGGTGTATCACTTAAAGAAAAGACGAAAGAATCAAACTTATTTAGAAAACAACAACAAGAAGAGTATAATGAATTTTGGGGTCTGAATAGAGATAAAAGCGATCATGATGCATCTAATATTGAACATAAAAAGAAAGAACTAAAGAAAGAACTTAATGACTATTTGAAAAAAGCAGAATCATTAGACAATCATTATAATTTACTTATAACAGAGATTTCTCAAATGTTATGGGATAGAATTTATAATATGTTAAAAATTCTTATTCAACATACAAAACCTTCAACTAGTGATAACATAAAAACTTTTCTAGTAAAAGTTGAAGATGTTACTTCAGATAAAAGCAGATGTGTTAGTATTGTAAAAAATGAAGAAGATAACTGTATAGTGTCTGCTATCTTAAATTTATTAACAAGTATTTCTTCCATAACTGAAAATATTGTACCAACACTTAACATAAAACTTGACGAAAATAGCGTTAAATTAGCTGGCTCTATTATTACTAATACATCTCTTATGAATACATCTGAAGAAATTCAATCAGACACCGATCAATCAAATATACAAGATCAATCAAATATACAAGATGTTGATGAAAATGAAGTTGATCAAGTTGATCCATTTGATGTAGATAAACAAGGATTATTTCCACAAGATGATGAAGACGAAAATAAAGAATGGGATTATGACGATAATCCATATTTTGAGTTTGGAAAAAGTAAATCTAGTAATAAACGAAAAACCAACGAAGATAGTGATAATATTAAACAACAAGTTAGTTTAATTACTACAGAAAACACAACATTAATATCCAAATATGTTATAAAAATGGTAGAAACAATTAAAAATCATCGTATGTCTAAAAAAATTAAACAAAGTCGTATTAATTATTTTGCAACTATGATGTAAACTATAAATTTTGTCTATTTTAAATAATAAATTGATATTTAAACAATTATCAATTTATTTTAAATAAATGTCTTTGAACACAGTGCTACAAGAAGCTATTGAAAAAGTTATTCAAACTTTTATTTCAAATGTTTCAACGAAATATAATTTAGATAATGATGAATTAAATGCTATCTGGACAGGTAATAACAAACAGTCAAATACACCCAAAGTAGTTTCTTTTTCCGAGGTTGATGTTAGTCCCGATTTTTTATTGAAATGTAATAAAGCAGAACTTACAGCTTTGTGTAAACAAAAAGGATGTAAATGTTCAGGTACTAAAACTGACTTAATTTCACGTTTATTAGGAAAAGAAGACACTAAAAATCCAGAAGACAATAAAAAACCAAAAACTACTTCAAAAAAAATAACTCCACGCGAAATTTCTCCTATAGAAAAGAAATTGGTTGCAAACATTCCTAACATTTTAGTTAAACGTAATAAATATAACAACTATGAGCACCCAGAAACTGGTTTAGTTTTTGATAACGAAACAAAAACTGTTATTGGAAAACAAAACAAAAATGGATCGGTTGATGACTTATCAGAAGATGATATTGACCAATGCAATGCATTTAAGTTTAAGTTTCAAATCCCAACTAATTTAGATAGCAAATCTAAATTAGTTGATGTAAAAATAGAAGAATTAGATGAGGAGGAAGATGAGGAAGATGAGGAAGATGAGTTAGAAGTAGAAGAAGAATTAAACGAAGAAGATTTAAATGAAGAAGGTGAAAATGTTGAACTAGAAGACGATGATTTATTAGGCGAAGAGGAAGAAGAGGAAGAGGAGGAAGAGGTAGAAGATGAATATTAATAAGTATTAAACATTTTTTAATAGGTATTATACCTATTAAAAAATTAACTAGTAAGCACATTCATATGGATTAACACTTTTTTAATTTTAATACATGTAAATGATTAGAAAGTTCTTCTATACTCCATCCCTTGTATAAAGTATTTTTTCCTGTTTCAATTGCTAATTCTTTTAAGAGTGAAATTCTTGTTGGAATCGGTTTTTCTTGTTTATTAATTGTTTCTTGTATAGGTTTAATAGAGGCTATAACACTATTTATATGATGTACTTGTTCAGGTAAGGGTTTTAAGTTTTCTTTATTTTCAGAGTCTATCTCGAATTGAAGATTAAGCCTATCTACCATTCTTGAAATATCACACGACTGTTGAATACCATTTACTTTTACTGTTTGACAAGGATCCATTCCATTGTCTCCATAAGATAATTGATAAATTTTATCAGTTGCATCTCTAACAGATCCATCATACGTAACTTGTATATCTTCGCATACTTTAATAATACGCCTCTGAATATATCCAGACTTAGCCGTACCCATAGCTGTATCACAAATACCTTCACGTCCAGACATTGCGTGAAAAAAAAATTCTTGCGGATTTAAACCTTCTATAAAAGAATGTCTGACAAATCCTCTAGACTCATATTCAACTTCTTTATCTAATTTTCCAAAGGGATAGTGAGGTAATGTTCTCTTTCCATTATTAAGAGTTGGCTGAACTCTTTTACCTAACAAATTTTGTTGTCCAAGAAGTCCTGTCAACTGAGCAATGTTAAAAAAATCTCCCTTACTACCAGAAAGAACAGTAGATAATAAATTATTGTTTGATGACATTGAATCTTTAGCAATTTTCATACCAACATCCTTAGCTTTACTTAATGCAGCAGTAATACGAACTTCTCTAATTCCTTTATTATAAGTAGTTGCTTCAATACCATCAGCTTCTATATAACATCTAGAAATTTTATCCTGAATTTGAATAACATTTTCAGGAGACGTTATCAAACAATCTTCCAACCCTATACTAAACCCATTAATTAATAACCAACTATTAGTAATAAACTGAATGTTACTAATAAACTCAGATGCCGTTTCAACTCCATATTCTTTATGAATAACTTGAATAAGAGAATTATGAGAAGCACCTAAAGTAGTTTTATCAAGTGCTCCCTCATACATAACACCTCTGTATATTTTTACAACTGGTTCATCTGCATACGCATCATTTTTTTGTTCATAAATAAAATCGTCGGGAAATAAAAGAGATACCAATCCTCTTCCATTATATACACACGAATCTTTACCTTTCATTTTTAATACTTTTTTAATTATTTTAACTCGTTCTTTTGACCATAAAGATTTACCATTTATTTCACCTGTTAATGAAATATCAAAAAACTGACTCTTCGTTAGCTTATTATTTACATCTTTAGTCATCAAAAACGCAGCAACTAAAGAATCCTGTACTATTGCCATATTTGGTTTACTAGCTTGAGCTGACATAATATTATATTTAGATGCAGACAATAACTCTAATTCTGTACGTGCTTCTATAGACTGAGGCACGTGAATATTCATCTCATCTCCATCAAAATCAGCATTAAATGTTTTTGTAGTAGCTAAATTAAACCTAAAAGTCTTTCCAGGCATCACACGAATTTTCATTGCAAGCATAGAACCCTTATGTAATGTAGGTTGCCTATTTAACAATACAGTATCTCCGTCTTTTAAATGACGATGAACTATATCTCCTAACTTTAAACTTATTTTTTTTTTAGTAGGATAAGATATTTTTTCTAATATTTTACCATTTCTTTCTATTTTATCACCTTCTTTAAGGCAATCTATATTATCAAGCTTTTTACCATTTCTAATAATAATATCACTATGTAAAAGTTCAGTTCCTCTAGTAAACATAGCATACTTTAAATTAATTCGCGTTTCCTCTCCATTATTAACCGTAACTATAAAATTTGCTTTATCAGTATTCACAAGATTTTCTAAATATTCTTTATTATATACACACGCAATTTCTGGTATAGTAAGATCTTTAGAAATTGCTTCAGGCATTGCCATCCAACCAAATAAAAGCTTTGGATCAGGACCAATTACTGTACGACCAGAAAATTCTACTCTTTTTCCCATTAAATTGTTACGAATCTGCCCTTCTTTACCTGTAATACGCTCCTTGATACCTTTTATAGGTCTTCCATTTGTAGGATGTTTAGCTTTTCCTTGACTATTATTGTAAAAAGTTGTAATTCTAAATTTAAGAGACTGTAAAGCTTTTTGTTTTCTTAACTCACTCTTCTCATTAACTACGTTATCATTATCGTGAGCCAAAATATTATTAGCTTTTATAATCTCAATAATTTGATTTGTTAAATCATCATCACATATATTTCCATCAGATATTACAAACGGACGAGCACACGGTGGAATAACTGGAAATACAGACATAATCAAATTTCTTGGATGCATTCTAGTAGGATCAAATCCGCATAAAATTACATCTTCATCCAATATAGCATCAAAAAATTTGTTAATCTCTTCTACAGTTAGTTCTATACTAATTTTAGAATTCTGTTTTGTTAAACTTTTTGATAAACTTTTTGATTGATATTCTTCACAATTTTCTGATTCTTCTTCATATACATTAACCTTTTCTTTGTACTCCATACATATAGTATTATCTGACAATGAATATGAAATTTTAGGCTGAGTATTACCACAATAACAACAAATATCAACCTTTTCAAGCTTTTCTAATATATTTTTAAATCTTCTCTCACTTTTGAATCTAAATAATCCACATAATTTAATTTGATCTTCTGAAATTAATAACCTATTACATTGAATACAAAAACATTTCAAAAATGATACAACATTTTTATAAAAAAGTGGATGAATAATATACTCATTCAACTCAATATAACCAAAATGTCCAGAACAAACTTTAGGAGATTTTCCACACGTAACACATATGTTATTTGTTTCTGTACTACTTCCCATTCTTTCATCATATACAGATCCTGGACCTGTTAATTTAGTTATATCTACTTTACATACAGCCATATCAATAATTTCTTTTGTAGAATATATTCCAAAAATAATAGATGCAGTTTCTTTAACATCTGGAGACGTCATTTTAAATTTTTAACATTTTTTCTTATAAATTTCAATTTTTAGATACATCATTATTAGTTTTAAAAGTATTTCCGGAATTTTTTTTGATACAAAAAAAATTAAATTTTTAAACACTTAAAAATTCCAAACACACAAAAATTGTGTGTTTAACCAAAAATAAAAAAATCAAGGCATTTAACTTGTACAACAAATTTTTGATTTGATTAAATTTTATGATATATGATGATATATGATAAAATTTAATCAAATTCTAATTTAAAACACTGAAATGAGTTTAGAAATGAATTGCTCACATTGCGGAAATGAGTTTATAACATTATCTAGCTTAAATAATCATATAAAAACTGCTCAATATTGTATATCAAAAAGAAATACACAGCCTGCTCAACAATTTAAATGTAAAAAATGTGATAAAAATTTTACTAGTAAAAGATGGATGGTAATGCATGAAGATAAATGCGGTGATAATTTACAAAATATTAAAAAACAAAATTGTGAATTAACTGTACAAAATAATTTATTACAAGAAGTTATTAAAGATCAAAAACAAACAATTAAAGATCAAAAACAAACAATTAAAGAACTACAAAATAAACTTGAAAATATTGCTATTAAAGCTGTACAAAAATCAACAACTACAATAAAAAATACTCATATTAATTATATACAAAAAATGGAACCTATAACTCTAGAACATCTTGTAAATCATGTTCCACAACTTACAATTGAACACATAAAAAAAGGAGCTTCTGGATATGCAGAGTATGCGTTAGAAGGACCGTTAAAAGACAGGATTGCATGTGTTGATTATTCTAGAAGAAAAATAAAATTCAAAGATATAGAAGGAAATGTAATTACAGATCCGGAAATGACAAAATTAGCACCTATGTTTTTTGATAGTATAAAAGATAAAAGCAGTCAGTTAGTATATAATTTAAATACTTCAGATATGGATTCTTCTATGTTTGAAGGAGTAGCAAAATTGTTTAATACAAACGCTGACGTAAAAAACGGAGCTATAGGAATAAAAACAGATTTTTATCATGATTTTATAAAACAAGTATGCTCTGGAAGCGTCGTTGATAATTAAAAATTATTAATTTTTAATTCACATTTTATTTACATTACTGGAAGATTTGCATCATCATTATAATCAACCAAATCACCATCTTCGAGAATAACTACTTCACCATCTTCAATATCATCTTGAATTGTACGAATACGATAGCCACTCCATTGCTTACCTTTAATTGGTTCTCCCCAAATCTTGCAAAAATACTCTTCTATTTCATTCTTAATAGGAAGAGAGTGATTAGGAAGACTATCACGAAACCATTCCTTAAACTGAGAATACAATTCAATAAGAGATAGTTTTTTATGTTTATCTTCTGTAATACATTCTTCTATAAATTGACGATAAATATCATTTTCTCTCCTATACACAGCAGTTGCAATACGAACTTTTTCTGGTTCAACTCTATCTTTAACTGTTAATCTATGTTTTAACAACACCCATGCAAATGGTTCAACCATATGAGGAATCTTACTTCCAAAATCTTTATCCATAGGAAATCTTTTTTGCCTCAATTGTTCTTCATAAGTTTCCGGAGCTGGATCATCTGGACGACAAAATGTAGATTCAAACGGGATAACACGAATACGATTCCATACAGCTTTGTCACTGTATTTTAGCTTAGGTAACTTGTTACATATAAAAAACAACTTAAACATTGGAATAATTTCACGTCCTTCTTTTCCTTTTTCAAACAAATCACGAGCATAATAAGAATCATTACCTGACAAATTCTTCAAAATACCAATATTAATCATCTCATCATTATTTGGTTCCTCCAAAGTTGCTAGACGAACACCTCCTCCAGCTCTGGCTAACTCAGGATTTGCAGATCCTGATTGTACTTTTTTACCTGTAATAACAGTAGTATTAAACTTTATAGATAACGAACCAAGCATTTTTTCAAAAAACGTTTGAATCACCGACTTTGAATTATCTCCTTCTCCTAACAAAAAATACACGTGTTTTTGATGATTACCTCCATAAAAAATATCAGATGCTATATCCGTAAAATATTTACGTACTGATGTATCTGGAAACACTTTCTCAAGATAATCATATACTTCATGAACCCTATCATCATCTTCTGTAAATTCTATATAATCAATAGGAGCAGTTTTTGAAATAAAATCTTCCGGTCTACCTGGTCTGAAAATATTTGAAGACAAATCGTAAACACCATTTTTAAACGGAAATAATGCAGGATTCGTATCTAGTTTGTCTCGGAATCTTTTATCATAAAAAACCTCAGCACATTCTTTCATAACATTGTTTTTAAAAGGTGATGACTTTAAATTACTCATCATTTTTTGTATTTGTTTCAATCTAGCGTTATACATTGCTTCTTGTCCCTTGTCTGTACAAGTTGCCAACTGAGTCAAAATTTCTTTGCCGATAGCAGTATATCTATCTACTATTGAACTTGAAATTTTCTTTCTTAAAAACACTCCGTCTTCAATAGACTCCCATTTATGACCAATAAATTGAAACCATGCTTTACTTGAAATACTAGCACAAACAAATTTATCACCATATTTTTCATATAATACTTTTGCAATATCATTATGAGATCCATTCAAAGATTCGTGAATATATTTAGTTGACTGTGCATTTTTAAATTCTCTGTATTTGTCAGGACTGTCAACACTTGCATAATATCTAAGAGTTCCTACAGTTAAATCTTTAGGAGTCATTCGATCCCATTGATATATACATACTGCTTCATCATACTCATCCTCACATCTAGACGAAAATGAACACCATAATTCTAATGCTTCAGGCGATCCGTCCCCTATATTATATAATGCCCATCCAATAGTCATCCATTCATTCCTATCAATTGCTCTAAAATCTGATAACATAGGAAGTAATTCTTTTGCAATTGCAAGAGCTTGAATTACTGAAGTTTTATTATATTCTTTATCATTCTTTTTTCTTTCGTGTAATTGTTCTTTTAAGGGAGAAACTAAACCAGGTTTAACCTCGGATGTATTTCTTCCGTATGGAACAATACTTAATATTCTAGGAAGAAATTCTTCAACTTTATCTTTTATTTTTATTAATTTTTCTTTCATATCAAATAACTGATATTTTTTAAAAGCTCTTTCTAAAGTTATTTCATTTGCATCTGAATTATACACCTTAGATACTAAATACGGTTCCATACCAGCATCTTTTCTTGATCCGTATAATAACCATGGAACTTTACAACATGCTTTATCAATAACTGACCCAGAATCTTCAATTCCTATATCTTTAAATGTTTCTAACTCTTTAAGCATTTCTTGAACACGTGGAATTAAATGCACTTCTTGATCTATTTTACTTAAAAAACAATATGGAAAATGAAGATGAAATCCATGCTTTGCATATGTAGTTCCATTTTTTGAAATTCTATACAACTGCTTTTCTAATAAAACACATATTAAATGACTATCACTACACTCATCAACTATTTTACGTAATACAGACTGATAAACATCTACAACTTCTTTAATATGCCTTTCAGTATGAAGCTCATTCTCATAATGACCATCCAATTCTACCATTTTAATATCAATATCTCCTAATACCGGTAAATAATGCTGTGCTTTTTCTGCAATACCAATATGTACATCAGGGCTTTCTTTAATATTTTTTGAATATATTTTCCAAAAATCTTCCAAATCTTGACGATTAAATTGGTATTTACCTTTTATTTGACCCATAGATACATGAGTGTGGAAAACACCCTTAACTTTATGATCACGAAGTATTTGTTGAATAGATAGATCCATTTGTCTTATTTATTCCTTATATAATAAATAAATCATTTTTAAATTTACATTCAAACTTAAAAAATAAGATATCTCTCTTATTTTTTATTTTAAAGACCTATCTATTTTTTACCACGTATCAGCTTATTTAAATAAGTTGTTTATTATTTTTGGTTGGTTTAAAACATTCATTTTATATATAAAAATATGTTATATACTGATTCAAACAATATATATTCCAAGTGTTCAAGCGATACTGCACCAAACAATGATAAACCAGTTGATACTACACTAGTTAATATTGAACCAATTAATATTGAACAAGTTAATATTGTACCAATTAATGATAAACTAGTTGATACTTCACTAATTGATACTACACCATTTATTACTGCATCAAGTAGTAATAATAATCCAGTTGATACTGTACCAGTTGATGCTGTACCAGTTGATAGTGTACCAGTTGATACTCTACCAGTTGATACTGTACCAGTTGATACTGTACCAGTTGATACTGTACCAGTTGATAGTGTACCAGTTGATACTCTACCAGTTGATACTGTACCAGTTGATACTGTACCAAGTGATACTGTACCAAGTGATAGTGATACTCAATCGTGTTATACTACACTAATTAATAAAGTACAAAGTTATCCTACACTATTTGATAGTGCGTCAAACAGTACATTAAAATTTTTTAATTTTGTTGAAAATTCAGAATTATATGTTGTATCAGTTGATGATTCTCCTAAATTTTATGTAAATAATGAAAAATCAGCATTTGATAAAATGTGGGAAGTTACTCGTCTTTTATCAAGTAAGTATGTATTTGATGGTTATAAAACACAGTTCATTGAAGTTAAAGATAATGAGTTACATATTCTAGGCAGTTATAGATTTTTTATCATTGCCTATGACCAAATTTTAAATAGAATTACATACAATAAAATATCTCAATGTGTGTAATATACTTTTTAATTTCAATATTGAAATTAAAAAAAATTTTATTAAAACTTTATTTATATGAGAATTAGCAAATATACTTATAAGGTCCACATCCTTGTATATTTACATCTGACTTTTTAGGTTCAGTGTTAAAATTACCTCTTGAGCCATATACAACCCAACTTACTTTTCCCTTTGGTCCATATATTTTAAATTTATTATTTTTTACATATGTTACAGCATATGTTTTTGGTTCGTCATTATCATCATCTAACATATGTGTAACATGTACTGTAAAATTTTCTGCTATTTTATTTACATATAAAGGAAGTTCTACAATTACATATTTTTCATATACACAGGCTACACCTCTATAATATACTCCTGTTTCTGGTCCTTCTAAACAAGCATGAACCAAATAACTATCATCTTTTATAGGATTATCTATTATGAACGATTTAAATTGAAAATCTCCTGTAAAACCCATAGGCCCTGTAAAACCCATAGGCCCTGTAAAACCAGTGGCTCCTGTATCGGGATATAAAGCAAGTTTTACTAATGTACCTACGTCTCCTGTTGGACCTGTTGGACCTGTTGGACCTATTGGTCCTGTAATCCCACCCGCTCCCGCAGGTAAATAACTATATGTATATACTAACACCGCTCTTATATAAGAAGTATCTACCTTTGCTACATACAAAAATATAGCATAAAATGCTCCAGTATTCGCTGGGTTAAAAGTCAATGAGTAATATGCTCCAGCTGTTTGAGATTCTTGATAACCATTACTAACTGGAGTATATGTGCCTGGGACAATGGATGGAACATTTGTCGTTTCTGTGTAAGTTGCTGGCGGCACTGTTGGTATCGGAGGTGTTATTAAAGTTAATATAAATGTCCATGTTTCACCTGATGTATTTCTTACACCAAATTCCCCTGAATTACAAAAAAATATTTCAATACCTGAAAAATTAAAAATTTTCAATCCACTAGTGTTGTTGCCTAAAGGATAGGTAGAAGCTACATAGCTTATAAAAGCTGGCATAGGACCAGCATTCCCTTGTGGTCCTGTAGGTCCTGTAGGTCCTGTGTTTCCTGTACGACCTGTAGCTCCTGTAACTCCTGTAGCTCCTGTAGCTCCTGTAGCTCCTGTGTTTCCTGTACGACCTGTAGCTCCTGTAACTCCTGTCGCTCCTGTGTTTCCTGTACGACCTGTAGCTCCTGTAGCTCCTGTAGCTCCTGTAGCTCCTGTGTTTCCTGTACGACCTGTAGCTCCTGTAACTCCTGTTGCTCCTGTGTTTCCTGTCGCTCCTGTGTTTCCTGTCGCTCCTGTGTTTCCTGTCGCTCCTGTGTTTCCTGTACGACCTGTAGCTCCTGTTGCTCCTGTGTTTCCTGTGTTTCCTGTACTACCTGTAGCTCCTGTGTTTCCTGTACGACCTGTAGCTCCTGTTGCTCCTGTGTTTCCTGTACGTCCTGTAGCTCCTGTAGCTCCTGTAGCTCCTGTAGCTCCTGTTGCTCCTGTGTTTCCTGTAGCTCCTGTAACTCCTGTAGCTCCTGTAGCTCCTGTGTTTCCTGTACGACCTGTAGCTCCTGTTGCTCCTGTTGCTCCTGTACGACCTGTAGCTCCTGTTGCTCCTGTACGACCTGTAGCTCCTGTTGCTCCTGTTGCTCCTGTTGCTCCTGTTGCTCCTGTGTTTCCTGTGTTTCCACCAACAGGACCTGCAGCCCCAGTCATTCCTACAGGTCCTGTAGGTCCTGTAGATCCTGTAGATCCTGTATTTCCTGTGTTTCCTGTGTTTCCTGTGCGACCTGTGTTTCCACCAACTGGACCTGCAGCCCCAGTCATTCCTATAGCTCCTGTAGCTCCTGTAGCTCCTGTAACTCCTATAGCTCCTGTAGCTCCTGTATAACCAGTAGATCCTCCAGGAATACCTTGATCGCCTTTTAGTCCAGGTGCTCCTGTCTCTCCTGTAGGTCCTGTAGCTCCTCTAGGACCTGTATATCCTGTAGGTCCTGTATCACCAGTATCACCAGTATCACCAGTTGCTCCAGTATCACCTGTAGCTCCTGTAGCTCCTGTAACTCCTGTAGCTCCAGTATCACCAGTATCACCTGTAGCTCCTGTAACTCCTGTAGCTCCAGTATCACCAGTATCACCGGTATCACCAGTATCACCAGTTGCTCCAGTATCACCAGTTGCTCCAGTTGCTCCAGTATCACCAGTTGCTCCAGTATTACCAGTATCACCAGTTGCTCCAGTATCACCAGTTGCTCCAGTATCACCAGTTGCTCCAGTTGCTCCAGTTGCTCCAGTATCACCAGTTGCTCCAGTATCACCAGTTGCTCCAGTATTACCAGTATCACCAGTTGCTCCTGTAGCTCCAGTATCACCAGTTGCTCCAGTATCACCAGTTGCTCCTGTTGCTCCAGTTGCTCCAGTATCACCAGTTGCTCCAGTATCACCAGTATCACCAGTTGCTCCAGTTGCTCCAGTATCACCAGTTGCTCCAGTTGCTCCAGTATCACCAGTTGCTCCAGTTGCATTATTAATTATAGCTAAAATTACACTTTCATCATTTGAAAAATCATATATTCCTGTAATACCTACTACAGGAAATATCCAATAAGAACTAGGCATTCCGACATTTATTGGAGTTCCATTTACAGTAAAAATTTGATACTCATCAGAATCATTAGACTTTTGAATAATAATTTGCTGTGTTTGTTGAATTACACTTAAAAATAGATCAATATCAATAGTATCATTATCGATATGTGAAATATTTAAACACATTGAATTAATTTGATTTGTATCGTTGCTCCAACTTAAATGTTTAGCAGTTGGATCTCCACTAGTGATCATAGTATTAGCAAGATAACCAAAAAAACTTGTAGATTTACCATTTAGTCCAGGTGCTCCTGTATGTCCTGTGTCTCCTGTAGCTCCTCTAGGACCTGTGTCTCCAGTTGATCCAGTAGCTCCTGTGTCTCCTGTAGGACCTGTGTCTCCTGTAGGACCTGTGTCTCCTGTGTCTCCTGTAGGACCTGTGTCTCCTGTAGGACCTGTGTCTCCTGTAGGACCTGTGTCTCCTGTAGGACCTGTGTCTCCTGTAGGACCTGTGTCTCCTGTGTCTCCTGTAGGTCCTGTAGCTCCTGTAGATCCACCTTCTGGTCCTTTATCTCCTATAGGTCCTTTATTTCCAGTAGCTCCTATAGGTCCTGTAGCTCCTGTAGCTCCAGTGTCTCCTGTATTTCCTGTGTCTCCAGTAGCTCCTGTGTGTCCTGTATTTCCTGTAGCTCCAGTAGCTCCAGTGTCTCCTGTATTTCCTGTATTTCCTGTGTCTCCTGTGTGTCCTGTATTTCCTGTAGCTCCTGTAACTCCTGTAGCTCCAGTATCACCAGTATCACCGGTATCACCAGTTGCTCCAGTTGCTCCAGTATCACCCGTTGCTCCAGTTGCTCCAGTTGCTCCAGTATCACCAGTTGCTCCAGTATTACCAGTATCACCAGTTGCTCCTGTAGCTCCAGTATCACCAGTTGCTCCAGTATTTCCTGTAGCTCCTGTATTTCCAGTATTTCCTGTAGCTCCTGTATTTCCAGTAGCCCCGGTAGCCCCAGTAGCTCCTGTATTTCCTGTATTTCCTGTAGCTCCTGTATTTCCAGTAGCCCCGGTAGCCCCAGTAGCTCCTGTATTTCCTGTATTTCCTGTAGCTCCTGTATTTCCAGTAGCCCCGGTAGCCCCAGTAGCTCCTGTATTTCCTGTATTTCCTGTATTTCCTGTAGCTCCTGTAGCTCCTGTAGCTCCTGTAGCTCCAGTAGCTCCAGTAGCTCCAGTATCTCCAGTATCTCCAGTATCTCCATTTTCTGCTCCTGGATCCCCTTTATCCCCTTTATCTCCTGTAGCTCCTGTAGCTCCTGTAGCTCCAAATCCTCCAAATCCTCCTCTTACATGTTGTTCACAGCATCCTGAATCAAATTGATTTTTTGTAGTATGTGAAACAATTCGGATACCGCTCATTTATTTTATATATAAGTTTTTATATTTCTTTAGAAATGTAAAACAAATATAAAAATGATTCTAACTGACATATACAGTCACTTATATCATCTTTTTTTGCTTTTGTTTTTATACTGTCTATTATGTTTTTCTCTCCTCTAATATCTAAAATTTCAGTAGCTTTTATTATACTCCATTTTTTTCTATCAGGTTTATTAATGGATGTCCATTTATGTTTTCCGTTTTTGTATTTTTTACCTTTAATTTTTTGACACCCCAAAACTTGTGTTTTATGATATGCAGGAAATTCTATTACTTGTTTAAATCTACCGTATCTAAATACAAAATAACTTTGACAATAATGACCTAACTTTAATGCTTTAGGATTTCTTTTCATTTTTCCAAAATCCATTTGTTTTTCAACTATAAAAGAACAACATTTGTCCCAATATTCTGAGTATTTATCTAATAAATCAAACATGTTATAAAATGTTTCTGTATCTAACTGTTTACCATTTACACAATTATTTGAAATATTAGAATTTTTATATATAATAGTTTTACCATCTTGAAAAATGTTATTTAATATTTTTGTCATATCTATGGTTGGTGTAGCATCTTCATTATATCTTTCTTCTTTTTTAATGTTTTTGATTTTTGATAGTTTATTTTGATTAATTTCTTTTATATAAAAAGCAAAATTAACATGTCCAATATCAAAACTAGCAATCCAAATAGTTTCTGGGGATTTTATAGGCACATTTAAATGATCATTTAAATTACTCATTTATATTCAAAGTTTTACACTTAAATATAAATTTAAACAAAATACTACAATCAAACACTTGTTTCAGTTTCATCAACATTTATTTCTACTAAAAATGCATCTATTTCTTGTAACAATGTATCTAAATCACATCCTAGTTTCACATCATCTATATAAGTATTTTTTAAATTTATGATTCCTTTTGTTGAATGTTTAAGATCTTGCATAATGTTTGTACGTATATGTTGTTGAGACTCTTTAGGCGATGCTGAATACATGTTTATTATTTGAAAACTACTGCTTATTGTATTTCTTACAAAATTTAAAGTATTTTCTCTACAGTCTTGGTTTATTATTGTACGTGATATTCGTGTTATTATTCCTTCTGGTTGTATAAACATATATTTAACATTAATTTTTTCTCCTTTTTGGACTTTTCCAATAAATTTTAGTCTACTTATAACTTCTTTATCTGTTTCCATTATATAAAAAAATAATGTATCTTTAAATTCAATGATATGAATAACAATTGAATTTATACTAATTGTTATTTACAAAATAAAGTATAATACAGTTTTAATTTTTGTAAATAACAAAAATTGAATTTGAAATCATTTTAAATAATTATTTTTTAAAATGATGTATAACATTTTAAAAAGATTTAAAATTGTATGTATGTTTATGTGTATGTTTATGTGTTGTGCAACATCTACTGGATCACCTGTTAATGGAGATGTTATTAGATGTTTTGATAATGATACACAGTTAGTTTTTACAAAAGGACCATGCGAGTCTTTAAGAATAGGAAAAGGTAAATATTCGTTTGCAAGTTTTAATTATTATTCTTTTTCTGACATTAATTTAATAATTAAAGATCTTAAATGGAAAGAAGTTAAGTGTACAAAACTTTATCAAATATATTATATTATTACTGTTAAAGGAACTTGTACATTTTCTACTAATAATCAAGATGCATTTGAACATATTTATAAACTTCAAAGTATTATTAATTCAGGTTTTATACCAGAAGAAAATATGAAATATGTAAAATATAATGTGGAAAATATTTCATTTAATAGTTTTTTTGACATTTATATAATAATTGGATTATTAGGATTAGCTTATTTTTGTTTTGTATTTGAAAATTTTTAATCAAGTTAAAAAATAAAATGATTAAAAATTTGTTGTTTTACTTAATAAACAAAAATGCAAAAACTCAAATGTTTTCCATATTCATGGTGTATTGATGAAGAGGAAGAAGATGTTACTTCTTTTAGGATATATGGAATAGACAAAGAAAACAAAAATGTATGTTTAAGAATAACCAATTTTACTCCATTTATATATTTAGAATTACCTGAAAATATACCATGGACTGAAAATAAAGCTCAGTTACTTTGTAATAAATTAGATTCTATATTAGGTGACCAAAAACCTTTAGTTAAAAGGTTGATGTATAAAAAAAAATTATATTATGCTCATTTAACATCAAATAAAAAAATAAAAACATTTCCATATTTGTTTTTATCATTTTCTCATTATTCTGATATACGTAATATGTCTTATAAAATTAGACAACCAGTTAATATTGTTGGAGTAGGTACAATAAAACTAAAAATGCATGAACAAGATGCATCTCCTATTCTTCAGTTTACTAGTTATAGGAATATATCTACAGCAGGTTGGTTAGATTTTACGGGTAAAATAATAAAAGACGAGGACAAACTAACATTATGCGACCATGAGTTTAAAGTTAACTGGAAACATGTAACACCTAATAATGATTCTACAGCTGCATCTCCGTTAATAATGGGGTTTGATATTGAAGTTAATTCTACTAATCCATCAGCAATGCCAAAAGCAGAAAAGCCAGGAGATAAAATATTTCAAATATCTTGTGTACTTTTTAGACATGGAAGTGATAATATGGAAAAATTTTTATTGACTTTGGGAGAACCAGACCCAAATGTCGTAGGAACTGATACTGAAATTTTAATGTTTGAAACAGAACATGATTTATTAATAGGATATTCTGAATTTATTCAAACTTATAATCCAAATGTAATAGTAGGTTATAATATTTTGAATTTTGATATACCGTATATGATAGAGAGAGCTAAAATGTGTTATTGTATATTTGAATTTGATAAACAAGGATTTACGAAAAATGGTCATGCAAAAGAAAAAACAATAAAATGGCGGTCGTCTGCTTATGGACATCAAACATTTCAGTTTCTTGATGCAGAAGGTAGATTATATGTTGATCTTCTTCCATTAATAAAAAGAGATTATAAAATGGATAATTACAAATTAAAAACTATATCAACATTTTTTTTAGGACAAACAAAAGATCCATTATCTGTTAAAGGTATTTTTAAATGCTATCGTATAGGTATTACTAAAAATGACGAAGGAATTTATTCTAAAAAATCAAAACGAGCAATGGCAATATGCGGTAAATACTGTGTTCAAGATAGTGTTTTAGTTATAAAGCTTTTTGATAAATTAAAATCGTGGATTAGTTTATGTGAAATGGCAAGTACTTGTAATGTTCCTATATTTTATCTTTATACTCAAGGACAGCAGATAAAAGTATACAGTCAGTTATATAAGTATTGTATGTATAATAACTATGTCGTAGAAAAAGATGGATATATTCCAAAAGATGATGATCATTATGTTGGTGCTACTGTTTTTGAACCAGTTGCTGGAGTCTATGATAAAGTATTACCATTTGATTTTGCTTCTCTGTATCCAACTACTATTATTGCATACAATATAGATTATTCAACCTTAGTAGTTGATCCATCTATTCCAGATGAAGATTGTCATGTAATGGAATGGGAGGATCATGTTTCGTGTGAACATGATAAAACAGTTAGAAAAACAAAAAGTAAACATATAATGTGTTGTAAACGAAAATTTCGTTTTTTAAAATCTCCTAGAGGTGTTATGCCAAGTGTTTTACAAAATCTATTGGATGCACGTACAAGAACGAGATCTCAAATGAAACTAATAGCAAAAATTTTAGAAGAACAAAAATTATCAGAACAAGAAGAAAAAATGGCAAAAGAGTTGGATATTTTAGATGGAGATTTAACATATGATAAAAAATTAACATTAAAAAAACTAAGCGATGTATTAGAAACTAGACAAATTGCATACAAAATATCAGCAAATAGTATGTATGGTGCTATGGGTGTTACTAAGGGATATCTTCCATTTATGCCTGGAGCAATGGCAACTACTGCGATGGGACGGAAAAATATCAATATTGTTTCTGAAGTAATACCTAAACAATTTGGAGGGCAGCTTGTATACGGAGACACTGATTCTAATTACATTATCTTTCCTCATTTAAAAACAGCGAGTGAAAACTGGGATTATGCTATACATGTTGCCAAAGAAGTATCTAAGTTGTTTCCGAGTCCGATTAAATTAGAGTTTGAAATGGCAATTTATTGGAGATTTTTTATTCTTACAAAAAAAAGATATATGTATAAAAAGTGTGGACGTGATGGTATTGTAGAAGAAAATATTGGTAAAAAAGGTGTTTTATTAGCTAGACGAGATAACAGCATGTTTATTCGTAATGTTTATTCTCGTATTATTATGATGGTATTTAATAAAGTAGATCGCGATGAAATTTTAATGTATGCTATTGATGAAATTAATAAATTGTGTAGTCATTTTTATTCTTATAAAGATTTTGTCGTAACAAAATCTGTAGGAAATAGTGGCAGCGGGCAACGACCTGTTCCTTTTATTAATGACAAAGGTCAAAAGAAAGGAAAACTAGGTGATTACACAGTTCCTTTGTTAAGTATAAATGAAAAAGAAAAACAACGACAGTTTAAACTAAAAGATTGTAAAAATGAAACTGATTATTATAGTAGATGTTTACCTTCTGTCGTTCAGCTTTCAGAAAAAATGAAAAAAAGAGGAAATCGTGTTGATTCAGGAACTCGGTTAGAATATGTAATTACAACACAAGGAGGTCATAAGGCTAAACAATATGTTAAAGTAGAGGATGCTACATATTTTGGACGGTTTAGTTCTACTTTAAAGTTAGACTATATGTATTATTTGAAATTAATTACAAATCCGCTTGATGATATTTTCAACATTTTGTATCAAAAAGATGAAAATAAAACCCATACCTATGGGGGTAAAACCCATACCTATGGGGGTAAAACCCATAAATTTATTAAAAATTTTGTGTTAAATCAGTACAATTACAGACTAAAAATTAGAACAAAAGTTCACGATGAGTTATTGTTATTGTTTAATCCGCGACTAATATTAGAAAAATGAAATTATATTTTATAATTTTATAATTATTACAAATGCAATTGTGCATTGTTTGTAAGAATAAATCAACTAAACAAATATTTGATTGCTGTAATATTGTGTTACACACTAGATGTGTTTCACAATATTTAAAAAAATCTTCTTTTAAAAAATGTCCTACTTGTAATAAGAAAAAAAAATGTTACAATACACGTTTTTTTGATAAAGAAAATATTTTTATACAAAAAATTAAATTGTTTTTAAATAAACTGAACACTCCTAAGATTGTATCTTCTAGAAAACTAATGATACTTGATATGTTTGACTACATTTCAAAAAATATGTGGTTTTTATCAAAACACGACAAATTTAAACAAACAGTAGAAAAAAAGTTGATTCAGTTTTATAAGGAAGACGAGTGGGTTGAAGCAAATAATATTTATTATAAGTTGTTTAAGAAATGTATTAAGCTTTAAGTATTTTATTATGACTATATAATAGTCATAATAACTAATTGTAAGTTAAGTATTTAATCATCACATATTTGTATTTCACTTCCGTGTCCTATAGATGATCCAAAATTATCTCTGTTTTGAAAAAATACAGGAATTGTAGATGTGTATTCATTAAGTTTTTGATTTTTAATCAACTTTCTGTACATATAATCTACTCCTTCTTCAATTGGAAATGCATTTTTTACAATTATTTCAGCTCCTTTTCTAGATACTGCATATGCATGTAAACATAAAGGTATGCTATTTGTTGTCGTATACGCGTTAACTGTAATTTTTTTTTTACATTTTTCTGCACATTTTCCAAAATAAATAATGTCCCAGTTACTTGGAATATTATTCATAATTTTTTTAACATTAACAATTTTATCAGATAGTGTTTCATTTAGTTTGATATCATCTTCAAATATAAAACAATTATTGTTTTTTGTATTTTGTAAAAAATTTTTTAATACATTTATATGGCTTAAATAACAAGCTATTCTTCCTATATTATTAGATTTTTTATAAGAAGGAGAAAGTATATTGTCATCAACTAGTTTATCAAGATTTAATGTATTTTTATTTATACCTTCATATATAGTAGGATTTATTTTCATTATTTTTGTTATATATTTTACGTAGTCTAATCTTTCTGGTATAGTGATAATGTATGTTTTATCAAAAATAAGATTATTCCATTCATCTTTAATATTTTTATAATCATTTATATTATAAGTATTACTAAAAATTTTACAAAAGTCATCTCTAACTTTAAGATGATTTGATTTTGAAGAATAACCATTTGATGTATCTAAATTAGTGTACTTACCTTCTATAAATTTTGGTTTAATACCTTTTTGTAATAAAAACATATTCAAAGACAAATCTTCACAGTTTCCTTTATATTTTTTAAACCATTCTATGTTATAGTTAAAATAAATATTCATATAATCTTGTATTAGTTTTTTACTACTCATTAGTATAGGTGTTATTATACTGTTATATTTTTTTCCCGTTTTTATTTTATAACCACTATTAGTACATAATCTTTTAAAAGGTCCGTATATATTATACGGATCTTTTTGTATATTATAGATTAATTTGTGTATAAGATCATATGAAGGAATTATATCATCATCTAGATTAAGAACATATTCATTTGAACAGTCTTTTAATATTCCTGTCCATCTTCTTGCTGCATATAGTTTAGAATTATTAATAAAATCATCAACTATTTTAACTTTTGCGTGTGTGTATTCAACTGTATTAGTAGGATCTCCATTACTAACTATAATTTCATCAATGTATTCGTTGTTTATTAAAGCATCTAATTGTTTGTATACATTACGAGGTCTATTATAGTTTAGAATATATACTGAGCATTTTTTATTTTGTGTAAAAATTTTAATCTTATCCTTTTTTATCATTTTTATCCTTTTATTTTCTTCTCTACCTGCTAAATGATATATAAAACTTAAATTTCTTTCATCAACCTGTCCTTTACATTGTTTACCATCTCTATCAAATGTCTGTAATATTCCGTATGGTAATAATTTTATGTTTTTATGATATTTATCTAATCTTTCTATAACACATTGATCATAAAAAGAATGACCAATTCCGCATTTACATCTATTCATATAACACGATGGTTCGTTTACTAAAATATCGTGACAAAACTGAATACTTTCTGGACATTTTTTTAATAAAAGTACGCCGCTATTAATAGGAACTTTCCTTCTAACAGGTACACAATCCCATGATCCTAATAAAAAGTCTGATGGATTCATCATATCAACAAAATCCTCAATTTTTTTATTACTGTCTTGTATAAACGCATCACTATCTACATATAATACATAATCATATGAAGAGTCTAACATTAAATCTAATAAAATTTTATACCGATCAAAGTGTGGTTTATATTTTGATTCATCTAAGATTTTACCTATATATGCTTTAAAATCGTATTTCATTGTTTTTGCATATTTTAAATTTATGGATATTGTTTTGATGTAAAAAGGATATATTTTTTCGTCTCCTGTCATTAATATACAAATATTAGAATTATTATGTAAATCTAAAGTAATTGTATCTGTATTATATTTTTTGTTTAAAATAAATTGTAGATATTTTTGTTTAGCTAGCAATTTTTTATATTCATTTGTGTCATAACTTTTTGACGCTTCAATTTTTTTTAACTTTTTTTTAACTTTTTTTAATTTATGTTTATGTAAAACAACCGTTGTACTTGTATTTTTATGTTTATATTTTTGAACATATATAAAACTATATATAATTGCTGCTATAATCAAGCTAATACATAGATGGTAATATTTTTTATAAAAACTAATTAAAATAAGTAAAAAAATAAAACTAATTAATATTCTACTGTATTTTTCCATTTATTATACTCTATATAATAAATGGAAAAATTTATATTTATATTTACAGTTTTAATATCATGTTTATTAGTTTTTTATACATCAAGAGAGATATATTATCAACGCAGTATTACATATCATTTGTATAAAAATTTGTCTAAAACTAAAAATGGGTCAAAATATATTCCAAAAAATATATATCAAATTCTTCCAGATAAAACAAAAATTAATTATATGTTTCAACTGAATATTGATTATATAAAAAAGTTAAATCCAAGCTGGAATCATATACTTTACGATGATAATGATATTATAGAGTATATAAAAACAAACTACGGTGTGCAAATATTAAACATATATAATATGATCAATCCACAATATGGAGCTGCTAAAGCAGATTTTTTTAGATACCTTCTTATGTACAAAGAAGGAGGAGTATATTTAGATATTAAAAGTGGAATGAAATATCCATTAGATGAAATAATAAATGAAGATGATGAATATATACTATCACATTGGTCATGTAATAATCACAGCAAAATTTTAGGTAATGTAAACGGAGAATTTCAACAATGGCATATTATATGTAGACCTAATCATCCTTATTTAAAAGCTGTTATTATTAATGTTATTAATAATATTTTAAATTATGACATTAAAAAAGATGGAGTTGGTAAATTTGGAGTTCTTAAAGTTACTGGACCATTTGTATACACTCAAAGTATACAACCACTTTTATCACACTATAATCATAAGCTTTATAAAGCAAACGATTATTGTGGTTTAGTTTATAATAATTTGTTTATTAATTTTTTTAATTCTTACAGAATGTTTTCAGGTAAAAAACATTATAGCAAACTTACTGTACCAATAATAATAAATAATAAATAAATAACAAATAATAAATGGCATTTATGAATAAATGCATTTATTCAAATAATGTAAATCAGATAGTATATATTATCGGAACTTTATTGTTATTGGTAGGTAGTTATATTTTATACACTAAATTAAATTTTGTTAAAAAAGAGTTAACAAGTTGTAGAAGTAGTATGAGAGATTAAATTTAAATTTTTTAATTTAAATTTTTAGTCTGTATTAAAAATATCATTAAAAATTTTATAAAACATTCCTTTAGCATTAAGAGTTTGCAGTATATGATACAAACCATGAGGGATTTTATTAAAATATACCATATTAGGTGGTAATTTCCATTCACTTAACAATAATGTATTTTTTTCGTCTGATTTTAATTTCCATTCTTCTGTAAATTCAAATTCTTCTTCTATAATCCATGGAGTATATTGTATTTTAAAGTAATTATATGCATATTCTTTTGATTCTTCTGATACATTTTCATTAATAATATTTAATTCTATCAGTATTTTAAGAAATAATTCTTTATTTTGAGTTTTAAGTGAATTATGTAGTTTTTTTAAAGATGTTACCATATCTATTGGTAAATAATTAATACATCCAAAATCAATAATTGACAATACATCATTATCTTGAATGATTATATTACCATAGTGTGAATCAGAATAAAAAAGATTATTTTTGTATATGTTAGTAAAAATAAACTTAATTAAATCTAAAGCTATTTTATTTTTAGATTCTTGAGTAGAATTAGCAATAAATTCATTTAAATTTTGCCCTAATAAAAATTCTGTAACTATTACTTTATTTGTAGATAATGAATCATATACTTTTGGTATATAGATATCAGTATCTTTCCATAAATTATACATAAGTTGATGATTTATTGTTTCTTTATTATAATCTAGCTCTTCGTATACACATCTTTTAATATCTTTAATAGCTTCTTTCATATCAGCAAATGAATATAAAAAAGTAGTTAACAAATTAAGAACTTTAATATCATCTTCTATTTGTTCATACAAACCAATGTATTGTACTTTTACAGCTACTTTTGATTTATTTTCATCGTTTAGATTTCCTATGTGAACTTGTCCGATGCTTCCACTTTTAAAAATATTATAATCAACCGTAAGATCATTTTTAGTTTTCATATATTCTCTTAGATATTCAACCGTTTTTTCTTTTGAAAATGGTTTACATTCTGAAAAAACAGAACAATCTTTATCTTCGTATGAAACCATTTGAGCTAATTTGCTAAATAAACCGCCATGTTGTTCAAATGTTTTACGAAGAGCGTGTAATCGTTTTCCATTATTTATAACTACGTTATCTTCTTTATGATCATCAGTAATAAATAAATTATATACAAGAGACGCACCAATTGATCCTATTTTATACATTAGTTTTTTTATTAACTATAATATTATTTTATTTCCTTAAATAGTAACCATTTATATATTGGAAAATGATAAAATAAGTACACAAAAATTGATATGCATAGTCTTATTATATTTACATACTTATTCCATTTAGCATCGTAAAAAACTCTGTTATATGTTTGTATATGTTTTTTTACAGTGACAAACATAAAATGTGATATAATTATAGCTATAAAAGAACTTAATATATAAAGGAAAACAAACTTGTTTTCAATTTCTATATTTTTCATAAAAATTTTTTGTTGTATAAAAAAATCTAAGAAATATGAAATAAATAAACCAATTATATTTGATAATTCATTATTCATACTTTTATCTAATTTTATACTAACACTGATAGCAACTATAGTTGTCAATAAAAAAAAACACAGACCGTAAAATAATTGTTTAATATTATATATAACTAAAGTCATTTATAATATTAAATTACGTATAAATAAATTATTTAATATTATAAATGACTAATTTATTGTTAACACCAAAAAATATAATACAAAAAGTGTATCAAATGACTTATGATACTATTTCCATTTTTGATAATAATGGACTTTTTTACTTTGCAGATGGAGGAACATTACTTGGATGTGTACGTCATACAGGTATTATTCCGTGGGATGACGATGTAGATCTGTGTATAATGGAAGAAGATACGCAAAAATTTTTAAGCTTACGTAAGCAATTCAAAAAATGTGGTTATGGAATAGTAAAAGCATATGATGCTTTTGGTGCAACATTTGGGTATAAAATATTTTATTTGTCACGTAAACATATAAAAGGATTTAATTATTCTTTTCCATTTATTGATATTTTTTTATACAAAAAAATGGGATCTAAATGGAAACCAGCTTTAAAAGATGCTAGAGATATTTGGCCTGCTGAATGGTTTACACCTGAACAGTTATTTCCTCTTAAAAAATATAAATTTGGAAATTTTGAACTTAATGGTCCTAATAAGTATGATGAATATTTTAACCGTCTTTACGGTAAAGACTGGAATGATGTTGCATATAGACAATATAATCATGCAAAAGAAGAAGAAGTAACAAAAGTAAAAGTTGCATTAACAAAAAAAGATAGAGTACCTGCTCAACCTACCTATATTACAAACAAGTCGTGTATAGATTCATCAAAAACAACAATTAATAATATTTATCATTCTTTAACATCTAAATATAACTTATATCCATTATCTATTCCATGGAGATTGAGTTATATTCTACCAATATTAGAAGAAACTGATAATGATAATGATGATATTAATAGTACTTTAAATGTATTATTATCTCCTGTAAGAAATATACATAATTTAAAATCTCATACTAAACAAAAGAAAATTAACAACTTTTTACGTAAACATGAAGTAATTGTAACTATGACAACAAGTCCTCTTCGTTTACAAAAAATTGTTGCGGTATTAAGTACACTAGATTATACAAACATTACAAAAGTAAATATTGTTTTACCTAAAACATACGGACCAAATAATGAAACTTATAATAAAATTCCAAAAAATTTAACTAAAATAATGAAAGACATACCTAAAATTCAAATACTACGTGTTAAAAAAGATTTAGGACCTATTACAAAAATGTTACCTACTATTATACAAACAGATGATAAAAAATCTATTATAATATCAATAGATGATGATGTTGCATATCCTATGGGAATGATTAACGAATTAATATATCAAAAAGTTTTAAAACATCCAAATTCAGTGATTACAATGGGGCAACCAATGCCATTTTTTGATGAAGTTACTAATATGAATAAATACTGGCCTGAAAGAAAAAATAAAAGACCATTTGTTGATATAGTAGAAGGATGGTCTTCTGTTCTTTATTCTCCTAATCTTGTTAATACAAAATGTATGAAAAAATTATCTAATATAAGCAAACAATGTTTCTTATCTGATGATTTTGTTATTTCGTATGTCCTCTCTATTAGTAATAAAAAGCGTATATCTATTGATAATAAATACGTATATGATCCATTTCCTTATTCTTATGGTACAGGAGAAGATGCTCTTCATGCTGGAAGAGGTTTAGGAGATAAAAGAGAATATCAACCTCATTCTGATGTAATAAATTTTGAAAAGTATATAAAATGCCTTGATGCAATTGTTGATTATGTCTATAAAATAAAAAAATCTAAAAATAAATCTGATCCATGCGGATTCAGACAGCGAGAAGAGTTTGTTGCAAAAACATGCATAGATGAAACTATACTTAATGTTAATACACGAAGATGTGTAAAAAAAACAGGTTCTATTGGTAAACGTATTATAAAAGAACAAAATTCAGAAGAGTCATAAGAGTTATAATAAAATCTATTAATAATATTTTTATTATTAATATATAAATACCTGCCTTACTTTTTAATATAAAAGATTTAATAGATTATAAAATTAATAATTTATTGTCATTTAGTAAAAGTAGTTTAGAGTTGTTACCTTCTAACGAATCATGTATAATTATTCTTATAAATAAAAAACAGTTTGACACTGTTAACAATATACCTACAGGAATTGAAAGTATTAATTATATACAATCAAAAGAGTTTATAAAAAACATTTATGCAACTTATTATGTAGTATATAATACTCATAAAAAAATATGTGAAATACGTTACATTATTGATGATAACAATCATTTAAAAGAAGTAGTAGAAATATTACATAAAAATTTTCCTAAAGATTTTTATATATGGACAGGACTAATTCCTTATAAAAAGTCAGACCAGTATATACAACTAGGGTTTAATAGTCCGTATAAATGTAAAATTAGTCCATTAAAACATAAATCAAAAACTTCTGGTATTGCTTTTATTAAATTAAATAATCCAGAACATAAACTTGATATAAAGTCAGTGAAAAACAATCTTGAACATATTTTTACAAAACAAACAGAAATGTGTAAAATGTATATTTGTTTTACACAGCCAACTATTAACTATCTAAAAAAATTAAACGAACAATCAGATGATATAAAAAAAGAACAAGCAGGGTCTTTAACTATAAAACAAATACATAAAAAAAATAATAAGATAATATTTGAATTGAAAGAAAAACATGACAGTGTAAAATCAGGACACGAAGAAGAGGTTGATGCTGTGGTAAGTAGATATAATTTTCATACTCATCCAAAACACTGTTATATTAATAATAATGTAACAAATGGATGGCCTTCTTCGTCTGATTATGCAGCATTTGTTAAATTAGATGTAAATACTATTTTACATATAGTTGTTACATTAGAAGGTATTTACACTATTTCTTTTACCCCAGAATGGGTAGGAAAAAATAAAAAAATTGATACAGAATATGTGTTAGATCGTTATGAAATAGATAATAAAAAAAAAATAAGTTACAAAACATATGTTAATAAAATTAATAAACTAAAATACAAAAATAAAAGTCCATTATTTATTGTTACATATATGCCATGGGATAAAGCAACAGATGTATTTCCTATTTATTTTTCAAAAACAGAAACTGATAAATGTTTAACGACAGACGCTCAATTTGATATGCATACCTCAGGGAATTCCGTCCATACATTCGGGGACTCCGTCCATACTTTTTAATTACTTATGAGTGTTTAGTTCTTAAATAATTAAGAATATCATATAATACTTCAACATCAAATTTATTATAGTCTATGATTTGTTTCATAGTCTCATTGTTAGTTACACCAGTTGTTTTATCTTCCCTTTCGTAAAAATTATGTGCTAATATCATCGCACTTACGCCAGAGTTACATTCAGTATTTAAGGTTGTATTAATTAATCCATGTTTTTTCATTGTTTTGGCTATATTTTTTAAACCAAAATTGAAACAATCTTTAATAACAATAGGTTCATTTGTAAAAATTTGATACATATCTACCCAGTTATTTACTTTCCAAGTATGAGCACTATTATTTCTAGACTGTAAATGTCGTTGTTCTGATTTTTTCCAAAATCTATCATCAGCACACCAATACCATAGTTTTGGATTGTTTTGTATTTTAACAAACTCATTAAATTCATTCATAATTCTATATTCTTCTTCATAGGTTGCTTCATTACAAGTAAAATTTGTATATGTCCACTCATTACTTGAATTACTTGAATTACTTGAATTACTTGAATTACTTGAATTACTTGAATTACTTGAATTACTTGAATTACTTGAATTTATTTTTTTCCAATATACACCTATCATAAATATAATATCTGTTTGATTTTGAACAGGTAAATCTGAAAATGAACAAAAAATGTCAGGTAATGTTTCAAAATCAACAAATATTTCATTACATTCAGTTTTCCAGTCACATATATTATTAATAATTTTTTTAGGACGAATTACATCAACATCTTGTCTATTAATCCTAAGAATTTCATCTATAGTTGATCCTCTTTTTCCATTTACTCCAATATTTTTGCTATTGCATCTCAAGTCTTTCCAACTCTTAATTCCTTTACTTAACCCAATATTTCTGTGTTTAACTCCGCAATACCATATACTACTAATTTCTCCTATATTTTGAGCAATTTCATCTTTATGTGTTTGCCATCTTCCAGAATCACAGCACATATTAGGATATAGTTCTTTACGAGACGGCGGTGATACAGACCATTTATGTCCGTTTTTTTTGTTATCCCTTAGCCATTTTAAAGCATCAGATGTTTTTTCTACATATTCTTCATCTACATTTTTATAATCAATAACTCCAAGTTTATTTAAACATGTAAAATTTGTATGTTTAACATCTTTATGTGTATATTTCCAACGTCTTCCTAAAATAAAAGCATATTGTGATGTATATCCCTGAATTAATGAAACTGCATCTCTGTAAATTAAACATTGAGCTTTATATGCTGGATACTGATCTGAATTTAATAAATGTTTTCCATCTGCTCTTAATGGTAAAGTAGAAAATTTTACATCAATTACTACATAATGATAGTCTTTTTTTAATTTAGGTGATGGTATTTTTTGTTCTTCAATTGTTATAGGACATTCTTCTACAATTTTATGTAAGTAATCGCTTCTAACTAATAAATCAATAATACCATGGGTATTATTATTATCATTTCTGACTGGTGCAGAATGTATAAGAGGAGTTCCTTCATGCATTAAGTCTATAGTTTTTTGAATGCTTTCATCTGTTATTTTATCAGAAACATATACTACTGGCGCTTTGTTTCTAAAAATGTATTTAATCAATTCTTTTTCAAATTCTACACCTTTATTAATAATAAAACTATCAAACCCATTAGCAATACTATTACCAACTTTTTTATGTTCATGTAACCAATCAACAAGGGTATCGTTAAGCATAAAATTTTTTACACGTGTAGCAGAAATATATACATTGTTAGATTTAAATAAAGGCTTACATATTTTTGGTTTTTTTGATCTAGTACAAGACGAAACACACTCTGAAACACACTCTACAATATTTCGGGATTTTCTTTTCATATTTAATAATTTAAAATTTTCTTTTTAAATTATTGTTATTAATAATTATAAATTTAAGGTAAAAATGGGTCTACATAATCTGTATTATATCTAGAAAAATGAAAATCCCAAAATTCAGGGCATCCAAATTTAAATCCAGAAGGATTAGGACTTGCTTTAAACCAAAAAATACAGTCTTCTAATTTATTACTTCTGGTAGCATTATTTATATATAATGCTGTATAATCATCTGTTAATTGATCCATAATGTCACAAAATTGTCCAAAATCGGGTATAACACCTGCATAATTCTCCCACAATGAACGACGATTTTTAAGATTTGGTTCACGTAAAATAAAAGTCCCATCAACATTAGTTCTAATAACTGGTTTGACATCCATACAATACTGTAATGATAAAATATACCACATTTTCCAGTGACGAGAATTTTTATATATACCTTGTTGCAAAGGCTTATTAAATACAGCAGGGGTGTCTGTACAATCATCTAATAAACATACAGCCCACGGGTTTTGTACATGTTTTTTTGCTATTTTTTGACGTTTAATAAAATTTTTCAGCTGATCTTCATCATATTTATTAAAAACAAATGTACTAGGAAACATGTTTTTATAAAATCCATTACTATCTTCAGTACCACTAAAAACTATACCGCATGGATATATATTTTTCTTGGCGTATAACAAAGCAGCAATTAAAGTAGATTTACCTGTACCTGGCTTACCAATAATAACTGTTTTACTCCCTCCTTGGTCTGGGTTCATATATGTTTGAGTATTAGGTTGAATTAAATCAAGATCGAGCTCTTTAATGTATAAATTTGTTTCAGTATTATTCATTTGTAAATAAATAGATGTATGTTTAAATTAAATTATTTTTTTATAATCAATTATAAAAATGCTAAGGACATACAAAAATAATGGATATCGTATATTATCAAATTATGATGATACTCATATGAATAATTTTGTAGAACAACTTCCAGAACAACTTCCAGAACAAGTTCCGGAAAAACAAGTAACATATGAATGTTCAAATGGTCAATGTAACAATTCTAATAAAAAATATAATCCAGATGACAAAATTTATAACAATATAAACGAATGTAAATCATTTTGTTATCAAAATAATCATTCTGATTTATGTCAAGAAGTTCATAAAAGTAATGGTTATAGGAAACTATGCAAATATGACAATCAAACAAATACTTGTTCAGATCCAGTTGAGAGTACACAAACTTATGAATGCTTAAATGGTCAATGTCAAAGTTCTAATAAACAATATAACCCTTCAAATAATGTTTATAACAGCATTTATGAATGTAGAGCGTTTTGTCATCCAGCTATCCCTGATGAAGATTCTTCATTTGAAAATGTTTCAAAAAGTAATGGTTATAGGAAACTATGCAAATATGACAGTAAAACAAATACTTGTTCTGAACCAGTTCAGACTAGACAAACTTATGAATGCTTAAATGGTCAATGTCAAAGTTCTAATAAACAATATGACCCTTCAAATAATGTTTATAACAACATTTATGAATGTAGAGCGTTTTGTCATCCAGCTATCCCTGATGAAGATTCTTCATTTGAAAATGTTTCAAAAAGTAATGGTTATAGGAAACTATGCAAATATGACAGTCAAACAAATACTTGTAATCAGTTACCTCCATATAGCAATAACTTATACACTCAACTAAATGAATACCCAGATGTTAATAACAATAGATATCAAGAATGTACATCACATTATAGTCATGAAAACCCTTTATCATATTCTTGTAGTTCTGGATGTCATCCTGTGTATATGCCATCCGATGGCATTACTTCATTTGTAACAGCTGAAGAGTGTGCATCTGTTTGTGAAAATGGTAATGAAAATGGTAATGAAAATGGTAATGAAAATGAAAATGAAAGCGAAAATGAAAGTAAAAATGAAAGCGAAAATGAAAGCGAAAATGAAAGCGAAAATGAAAGCGAACCTATATATTATAAAAATAGAATTTGTATGTCAAAAATACCTCTTACATATAATTTTAGTTTAAAACCATCATTAGCGTGTGATACAGGTGAATTTTATTAAAAATAAGTTAATTTAATAATTATAAATAATTATTAAAAATAAGTTTTGTTAAATTAAGATTCTTCGTCAGACTCTTCTAAAACACAATTTTCTTTTTCTAATAAGTCTTTTGACTTAATAAAAATAGAAATTTTTCCTAAACTACCAATAGATGATTTAAAAAGCAAAGGAAGACCTTTTTTAGTATATATCTGAGTATTAATACTTAATCCTGACATTTTTGTCACACGAGATAGTTGCTCTGTGTCAAAAAATTGATTATATTCAACAGTATTATCATTATCTTCTTCTTCTTCATCAGAATCACCCATTTCTCCAAAATCAACATGTCTTTTCATTACTCCTCCAGCGTTACATATAAATTTAATATGAAAATTTTTAGATACTACATTTACACTACTCCCAATATGTGCCATGTCTTTACACATTTTTTGGTACTCGGAACTAGGTACAATTATAGGCTTTCCATATCCAGTAGGTATATCTATATCTAATGTTTGTATTACTTGAATTTTAATAAAAGATGTTGTTATTCGGTTGTTTTCTTTAGGAATTACTTTGATGCCCAAATCAGTTGGAGATTCATCGTCAATAAATAATTGCATTGAATCTTTTTTTTTAATGGATTTAAGCATTTTGTGAAAATGATTTAGATTAATTCCAATAAAAAGTTTATCTTTTGATTTAAATTTATATAAAGTAAAATTTTCGCTTTCTAAAGAAAGTTGAATTAAAATAGTTCTATGATGATCCATCATACATAAATTTATACTATTATTATCTATTTCAAAACAAGCTGTTTTTATATTATTTTGAAGTAATTCTGCTAAAATTTTAATAGTATACGCATTATTAGTTTTTGCTTTAAAAATTACTGTCATTTAAAAAACGAAGTGGAAACTTTAAATTACATTAAAGTTTGTTAACCCATTAATATCAGAATCATTTAAGTTGAGTAAGGAAAATATGAAACGAATTTCATATGATATGTAAAGATACGAAATTCGTTTCGTATGGGTTTAAAGAAATAAAAATAGATATAAAATGACAACTAAACATTTTATATCATACAATATTCCATTCACTCAAAGAAGTGTTGATAATTTTATAGATATTACAGCTATATTTATGGCAAAACAGAAAATATTTTCCAATTATTCGAGGATTAAATCAGCAAAAGAAAATTTTAATAAATATGAAAACTCTATTATAAAGTCAAATAAACACACTTGGTGTGATCCTAGATGTATTGAACCTATTATTGAATGGTTAGTAAAACCTACTATTATTGATTTTTCTTCTATTCAAAAAGAATTAGATAAACCATTTCCTATTGATACACCAACAAAAATAAGTAAAACAACTAAAATATGCAGTAAATGCCACGAAGAATTATCTTTAGATAATTTTGGCGCAAATAAACTCAAAAAAGACAATCTTGATGTTAGATGTAAACAATGTTACAAAATTGATAGAGATAAAGATGACAAAAATAAAGATAGAGCCTTAGATTATTATGAACAAAATAAGGAAAAATGTATCAATCAAAAATCTGATTGGAATAAAACAAATAAAGACAAAGCTAATGCTACAAATCGTCGTTGTTATGAAAAGAAAAAAACCGAAAAAGAGGAAGAAATTCGTAAAAAATCTGAAGAAGAAGCTAAAAATATTATTAGCAATATTACTCTTATAGATAAAAATGATCAACCATATGCTATTATTTGTAGAGAATCTGACGGGTATATTAATGTTACCAATCTTTGTAAAGCAGGTGGAAGATTATTTAGCACGTGGCGTAGAAAAACAACTACTGAAGAATTTTTGAAGATATTGGAAAAAGATATTAAAAGTGAATATCAAAAAGATACGTCTATGCAACTTTGCACTGACATCTTAATCAATACTGAAATACTTGAATTAATTAAAATAGAAACATCAGGTCTTAACGAAAATAGAGGCACTTGGGTGCATCCAAAAGTTGCTATAAATATAGCTCAATGGATATCACCAAAATTTGATGTACAAGTTACAAAATGGGTTTATCAATTATTAATAGTAGGAAGTGTTAAATTAACAGATGATAGTAGTAATAAAGATATTATGGATATACAAAAGGGTAAGATAAAGTATAATAGATTAAAGAAAGAAGGAAATAAAGATGAGGCTGATGAAGTAAAACACGAGATAGATAATAGATTATTACAATTAGAAATTAAAAATAAGGAGTTAGAAAATAAATTAAGTTCAACATTGGATGCTTATAATAAACAAAGTAAAACATTAAAAAGACAAAAAAGAATACAATACAATCCTGAAAAAGTCATATATTTATTACAACACAAAGAGTTTAAGAATATGTATAAAGTTGGAATTGCTAATAATTTAACATCACGTATGTCTACCTATAATACAGCAGCACCTACAGACTTTGATGTGATATATCACGAATATACAATTTATAATGATATAATAGAGATAATGATAAAGAAGAAATTTATAGAATTTTTATATGTGAATAATAAAGAATGGTATGAAGTCAATGAAGGACCTAATATATTAATAAATGGAATCAGGGAAGGAGTTGAGTATTTCAAAAATTAACTAATTGTATTTTTTCTTACCCAAATTAGTTGAAGATTAATTCCAATAAAAAGTTTATATGCATTATTAGTTTTTTATAAGTAAATTAAAATTTTAATTTACTTATAAAAAAATTAACTTATAATAAATGGAAAAAGTTGCGTATTTAGAAATTGATGATTTTAAAAAAGATGGAAGTCTTAAACCTTACGTAAATCAAGGTTTTCCGTCTGTTGTAATGGTTCAAGGTGGGTTTTGCGGATATTGTACAAAAGCAAAGCCCGACTTTCAAGAGTTTGCTAAAAGCGGATTACCTGTTGTAGCTGCGTGTATTGTAATAGATGGTTCTAAATCTGAACAAGAAGCTGTTTCAGTTGTAAAAAAATTAGATCCATCTTATCAAGGAGTTCCTCATTATATGGCATTTGATAAAAATGGTAAATTTAAAAAAAATCACAAAGGTGGTAGAACAACCCATGATATAATAGAGTTTGCTGAGTCTATTTAACTAACCATAAGTTCTATTTTATACAATAAAATAGAACACATTTTGTAACGTGAAACTCGTTTAGGAAATTGTATTAATTTAATTTTAATAATACAGTATAAAAAGGAGTATTATCTATTTTATATCCTAATATTTTTACATCATTTTTACTTTTATTTATTTTTTTGATATCAGTTGAATTTATATATGAGTATAATGTAAAAGATATTTGTTTTATATCTTTTGAATGAATACCAGGATTATATCCTTGTTTGTACCACGTATCAGCTACATTACTAGCTTTTTCTATAGAAGTTGTATTTTGAGCTAAATATACATATTCATCTACTAAATTATTTTTAAAAAAATAAGGTGCTGAAGTTCCTATTTGAACTTCATCGTATAAAATATATTTAATATTATTTTCTACTATCCATTTTTCTACTGATTCTTCTCCGAATAATATAACTTGTCCGTCATACTTGTTAAAATCTGTTATATCAACGTAGAAATTTTTAATTACAGTGTGAGAATAATATTGTAATATATTTTGTTTATCACGTTGTATATTAAGCCTTATTACATATACAAGTCTTTTTATAGTTTCTTTTGTATGTACAATTATTTTACCATTTTTGGTAAATGGATTATTTTCAGTAAATGTTTTTGATATTGTATTTTTGTATACAAAATCAGCCTCTATTTTAAAATATTTAATTGCAAATTTAGCAACATTTTTATCACTAGTGTCTTTTCCAGAACTATGTAAATATTTTGAAAAAAACCATAAAGTATATTCAACTAAATAACGTGCGAGTTTTTTATTTTTATTATATGTTTCTAAAAAAGATTGTTTATCTGTATTAAAACTTAATTCTTCTTTTTTTGTTAAAATACCATCAATTATTTTATCGTCGTTTTTGATTGGTATAGATATAGTTACATTTCCCCATATTCCAGTTATTTCTTGTACTACATCATCAATTATTGTTTGTGATTGTATTTTAATATTTAATAAAGTAGCTAATTTTACTACAGTATCTACATCAGTTTTATATATTTTTGTATTTCTTATTTCTTTTACTTTTAATGGTTGTATAGGAGTTGTAATTATAGATATTTTATTTGAATCAAAAATTATTGTAAGTCTTCTTGTTTTACCATACGAATCAATCCATTGAGATTTAATGTTTATATTTGGATTAATAGGTAAATATATTTCAGTGATTGGTTTATTAAGTGCATAAGATTTTTGAAGACCTAAATATACATTTCTAATATTTTCTGATTCTTTATGAGAAAAAATTTGTTGTACTTTACTTGATTTTATATTATATTTTATTATTAATTCACATTGAGGAAAAGGATATTTTATTACATCATCTGACTCACTTCCCATATGTTCATATACATATATACACCTATTTTCATTACGATTTTTATAATATGATTGAGTATGTCTAGGTAATATCATTTCACTATTTAAAATATTTTTGGTAAATAAAAAAATATTACATTTAAATTTATCCTCTAACAAACGTATAAAGAGCCTTGGATCTAGATAAGTATCGCTTTCTAATAAACTACGTATTTGATTAGTTGTTAAATCATATAGTTCTTGTCGACATAATGCTAAATAACTTTCAGTAGTTAAAAGATTTCTTTGATCTATCAAATAAGCCTCGAGTTCATCTTCATCTGTTATTGATAAAATATTTGTTTCATGGTTAAATGCTTCCATTACAACATTTAAAAAACTATTTACATTTCTTTTTGATCCTATACCTGTTCCTCTTCTTATATATTCAAAGGTTGGATTTGGATCAGTTATTGTAAATAAATTTTCAATATCAGTTGGTATATTTCCATATTGATCATGTTTTAATATTTTGTTTGTTTTAATAATATTTTGTTTTTTCTCTCCTGTACTTCCATCATCTAAATTTTTTCCTTCATAATAATGTAAAAATTTAGGATTTTTAATCTGATTTGGTTTAAAACAGCACGGTACATAAGGATATGCAGAAGCATTTTTAAGTTTGTTAAGTTTAAGCCCTACGTGTTTATGTACTTTATGCTTGCAAGTGTAGTAATTTTGACGTACTCCATCAAGTGGAAATTTAGTAGCATTAGGGTCTTTAGGAACATCACGAGGAAACTTTATTACTTGTTTACCTTTGTTTATTAATTCAGTTGCTTCTTCTTCAGAAATAATAGTAGGCATTCTAGTAGGTTTACAATTTCTTGTATAGTTTGAAACAAAAAGATCTGGAGCTTTTTCATTTAATTTTACATCTTCTTCTATTTTTTCTTCTACTTGAACATCTCCAAAATTTGGAATGTATTCTCTATAAAAATCTTGAATTTCATTATATTTTTTATCATAAAGAATAAATAATTTACCTAATATTTCTTTAAATATTTCTACAGATTTACTATTATTACAATTTGATATTCTTACACGTATATAAGGTTCTCCTATAGGAAAAAAATCAAGATCTTCGTCTTTCATACTAATATCTCCTTTAATCATCTTTTTTTCTGTTATTGTTGCTGATATAAATTCAGTATTTTGGTGTTCAAAATGTATGTATAACCCAGCTTTCTTTTTAGTAGCTTTTTCGTGATCATCAATTGTTATAAGAAGTTTAAAAATATCATCATTCATTACCAAATCGGCAAATATGTATTTATCAAGAGTTAAATTTGGATAATAAAATACACCTACAATTTTACTTTCTTTTGTTTCTTTAATACTAATATCTATATTTGGAAAAATCTCTAATGATCTTTTTGTAAAAATATCATTAGAAACATTACCTTTAGCATTGTCTATACTTATTTCAGCTGTAAAATTAGTAGTTATAGGATCAATTTTAATTACTGCATCTGAATAATTAGAAATATTTTTATTTGTTATATCATCTTTTTGATGAACTTTTAAAATTATTGAATCAGGTGTTGTTATAGCCCATTCCGAAGAAGGGATAAAATCAGTTTTTATTTTATAAAAATTATGCGTTGTAACAAAAGGAACTAAAGGTGTTAAAACAACAGAATTAAATAATTCTAACATAGATATATTTGTCATTTCTAATGTTAGAATAAATTGTATATATTCTATTTTAAATGGTGTACTTACAGCAGACTCATAATTAAATTCATTAAATAATTTTATTGTTTTCTCAATTTTTTGAGACTGTGATTTAATACTTTTTTCTATATATAATTTAGTTTGTAATATATCTTTCCAGTCTCTTTTAAACTGAGTATGAGCTAAATATATTTTTCTTTACTAATTCAGTTATTATTGAATCTAATACACTTTCTCCTACTTCTTTTTGTAATTTTTCATTGTAAGCTAACCATACACGTACTATTTTATCTTTTACATTTAATGTATCTCCAAAATTTTTTATACTAGAATCAATAAGTTTGAAAACAGATGAATTGTTTTGTGCTTCATTTTTAATTTCAGATAAAAAATCTGTTACTATAATATTTTTTTTATTAAGTTCATCATACGTTAATCCATTAGGAAAATATAAATATTCGGGTAAAGTTTTTAAATCTAATGCGATTCGATCTTTAATTGTGATTAAATTGTCAAGATCATAAATTTTTATTTTTTTTCCATTAATCTTAACCATTTATTTATAATTACAAATAAAATTATAAGATTGTATTTGTAATAAATTTAAACATAAAAATGACACTATTTATTACCATTTTATTAAATAATAAATTGATATTATTTAATAAAATAAAGAATTTATAAAACAATGATGTATTCCACTAAGATTGAAATAAACATACCGCTTCCTATGTCAAAGTATGACACAATCGGTAAGCATTATGCCACTTTTTTAAGAGGTGGAGAAAAATGGTATAAAAAATGAGCCCTTCCCTGTTGAATGGAAGGGCTTGTCATCAGTGTCAACGCATGCCGAAATGAATCTGATTGTAAGCACATTGCGTCAAATGAAGAAGAATGTTGGAAGACGAAAGTATCATTCATCTGAGTATAATTATGGTAAGTTTCCTAATACTCTTATTGTTATTTCAATATATAAGAATCAATTAAGAAACTCTCGTCCATGCAATGAGTGTATTAAAGTTATGAGGATGTATAAAATTAAACGTGTTGTGTATTCAACTGGTAATTTACAAGAGCCTTTTCATATGGAACTTGTTTCATCAATGCCTTTTATGTGTCAATCACGCGGAAACAGATGCATGAATCATTAATTTACAATTTTTTTATAAACTATTAAAAAAATTGATACCATTAAGATGATTTAGTATTTAGTTTATTACACGCATCCATTTTTTTTCATATTAAGTATTTTTTCTCTAACCATTTCTTTATTAAGAAACCTAGATCCACAAGTATAGTTAGCGCATTCTACTTCTAAATTTTTATTATATCTTTTTACACCATCCATATAAAAAGATTGATCATCAAATAACACAACACATTTATCAGGAATATGCGGGTAAAATAAATCTCTCCCGTATACCATATCAAATCCTTTAACATATCCAGGATCTGATGATACTTTGTTAGATGGCCAATCAGGTGGTTTATGTTTGTTACCAGCTACCATAGAAGTGCTATTATACATTGTGCTATTTTCTTTAAATTTTTTACACAATATATTTGACATCCAGTTTTTTGAATTTAATTCAAGACCTCCTGCAGTTTCTTCTTTACATATATGATCTATTGTTCTATTACTAGCTGTTATAATTCCAACGTCAAAATTATTTTTTAAACATTCTTCGATTATCGAATCTACGTCACCTGTAGCAGTAGTTAAAGTATCATCAATATCAAAATAACATATCCCTTTGACATTATTGTTTGTTATAGGTTTTGTTTGTTTATTATGTTTTGTATGTTTATTATGTTTTGTATGTAGATAAACAAAAATACATAAACAAACAAAACAAACAAAACATAATAACAATAACTTTAATCTTTTCATTTATTATAACAAAAAATGAATTATAACAAAAAATGAATTTAAAAGCGAATTCATATTTAAATATAAATATGGCATCAAAACCTAAACAAAAATATACTAAAATGGATCCGTTGGAGCATATATTACATAGAAGTGATACGTATGTAGGAAGTACTAGAGCAAGAGAAACAGAAGAGTATATTTCATGTTCTGATGAAAATTTTCATATATCTAAAAAAATAATATCATTTTGTCCTGCTATTTTAAGAATTTTTGTTGAACCATTATCAAACGCCATTGATAATGTAACACGAAGCAAAAAATCAAATACTCCATGTACTAAAATAAAAGTAAATATAAACATTGAAACCGGTGAAACATCTATTTGGAACGATGGTGAATGTATTTCTATTGAAATAGACAAAGATGAAGGTTGTTACAACCACAGTTTAATTTTTGGACAACTTCTTACATCGTCAAACTATGACGACAAAGAAGATAGATATAATATTTCTGGCAGAAATGGGCTCGGCGGAAAACTTACGAATGTATTTTCCGAATCTTTTAAAGTAAAAGGTTTAGATCCAGTTAATAAGAAAATATTAGAACAAGAATGGACTCAAAATATGAAAGTTGTATCAAATCCTAAAGTTACTTCAACAACTTTGAAAAAAGGATATACAGAAGTATCTTGGATTCCTGATTTTAAACAATTTAAAATGAAAAGTTATACTCAAGACATTATTAATGTATACTGTAAATATATTGTAGATGCTGCTATGTTAACAAATGTAGATGTGTACTTTAACGATGTTTTAATTCCTGTAAAAACACTTAAAGATTATTCAAAACTTTATTCATCTATTAATGAACTAGATATTTTAACTATTAATACAACAGACGCGCATATTGTTCTAATTCCATCATCTCATTTTGAAGCTATTTCATTTGTTAATGGTGTATATACATCTTTAGGCGGAACTCACGTTGACGCATGGATAGAAGCAACTCTTCGTCCAATTGTTCAAAAATTAACATCTCCAAGCGGAATTACTTTTACTATCGGAGATGTTAAAAAATTCTTTAAAATTTTTGTAGTTGTTATGGTAATTAATCCTGAATTTGAATCACAAAGTAAACATAAACTAGAATCTCCTGTAAAAGCATCTGTAAGTAAAAAAGATATTACAACCATACTTGGGTGGTCTGTTATTGATGATATTAAACGATCAAAAGAGTTAGGAGCTTTAAAAAAGTTAGAAAGAAAAAAGAAAAATTTTGTAAAAATAGAAGGATTAGATCCTGCTAATAATGAAGGAAGCAAATTAGGAAATCAATGTACTCTTATATTAGTTGAGGGACTTGCTGCTAAAACATATGCAGTCAAAGGAATTGATGTAGGAGCATTTGGGAAAAAAGGACGTGATTGGTTTGGAATATACGCTCTTCGTGGAAAAGTACTTAATGTAAGAAATGCTAAAACAGCTTCTATTGCTAAAAACAATGTAATTGCTGATATAATTAAAGCACTAGGAGCCCAAATAGGATTTGATTATAAAGAAACAGAAAAGTTTATGTCCTTAAGATATGGTAAAATTCTTATAATAACTGATGCTGATGTAGATGGAATTCATATTTCTGGATTACTTCAAAATATGGTTCATACTCTTTTTCCTTCTTTGCTTGAAAGAGATGAATCTTTTGTTACTTCTATGCAGACTCCAATTGTAAGAGTATTTTTACCAAAAACTGAAGCTATAAAAGAAATATTATTTTACGATGAAAGAGCTTTTAGTAAATACGTTACTGATTATAATACTAAAAATCCTGGTAAAAAAATCAATACAAAATACTATAAAGGACTTGGTTCTTCGTCTGATCAAGATATTATGGACACGTTTGGTCAAAAAATGATTAATTTCAAACAAGATGAACATACAAGTTTTAATATGAATAAAGTATTTCATACAAAACAATCAGATGCAAGAAAAACGTGGCTGGAAAATTACGATAGTACTAAAAATACATTACAATGGAAAGGAGATAAACAAGAAATAGTATCTCTTAATATTTCAGATTTCTTAAATAGTGAAATGATCAAATTTTCTTTAAACGACTGTAAAAGAAGTCTTCCATCTCTTATGGATGGATTAAAAGAAAGTCATAGAAAAACACTATATGCATGTTTTTTAAGAAATCTCAAATACACCGGAAAATCTCTTAAAGTAGCTCAATTAGCCGGTTATGTTTCTGAACATACTGCATATCATCACGGTGAACAAAATTTATACGATACAATTACTAGAATGGCTAATTCATACCCAGGAAGTAATAATATCCCTTTACTGTATAGAGACGGACAGTTTGGTTGTGTGGATCCTAATACTCCAATTTTAATGTGGGATTTTTCAATTAAGAAAGCATGTAATATTCAAGTAGGTGACAAATTAGTAGGAGATGATGGAACTGAACGAAACGTTACAGCTATTACATCAGGAGAAGATGAAATGTATGAAATATTACGTAATAAAATGGATAGTTATATAGTTAATAGTCATCATATTTTAACATTAAAGTTTAGTAGTCATAAGAGTATTTTTTGGAAAAAATCTTCTAAAAGGTGGACTATGAATTACATAGATATTGTAAATAAAACAGCTCACTCCAAATCTATTGGAATAAATTCTAAAATAACAAAAGAAAAAGCTTTTGAAGAAATGAAATTATTTGCTTCTACAGTAAATGACTGTAACATTATTGATATAAATGTCCAAGAATATTTATCTTTACCAAAACATGTTCGTAATCATATGAAAGGTTTAGTTAACTCTGCATCTATACAAAAAGAATATAAAGAAGTTAGTATAGATCCATATATTCTTGGATGTTGGTTAGGAGACGGAATGCAAGATGGTCATGCATTTTCTTCAATTGATGAAGAAATTATAAAATCATTTGTTATATGGTTAGATTCAATTGGATGTGAAGTAGTGCATGCTGAAAATTATGAAAAAGATGCATGTACATATTATATTAGAAGAAGAGGATCAGGTGTAGGTCCTTCTATCGGAGACATAAATTATACCAGTAACATATGTAAAGGATGTAAAACATCTAAAAGACAATTATCAGTGTGCGATTGGGTGTGTTCAAAAACCACATCAGAATATTTATGTTATGGTTATACAACACATGGTTCAAACCGAACAGATTTAAACCCGTTTAAGGAATTATTGAAAAAAATAAATCTTTACAAAAATAAACATATTCCTCATGATTATATTATAAATTCTGAAAACGTTAGACTACAATTGATTGCAGGATTAATAGATACAGATGGAACTCTAAGAAAACAAAAAAATAACTATAGATTTGATATATATCAATCAGAAAAATATCACTCTGTTATTATTGAGTCGGCTAATATTATTGCAAAATCTTTAGGGTTTAAAACAAGTATATCAAAATCAGAAGGAATGTTATGTCTTTCTATTAGAGGAGATTTAACAAGAATTCCAACAAGAGTTCAGCGTAAAAAGGTAAATGTACAATCATATAAAATAGATACGTATTGTCATTCTATTCAAATTAAACGTATAGGTAAAGGAAATTTTAACGGTTGGAATATTGATAAAAATGAAAGATTTTTACTTGGAGATTCAACAATTACACATAATACTCGCCTCAGCGGAGGCAAAGATGCAGCAAATGCAAGGTATATTTTTACTAAGTTGGACGCACTTACTAGATTATTATTTAGACCTGAAGATGATGTATTATTAGAAAGAGTTGTAGATGATGGTGACATAGTAGAACCTATATTTTATGTTCCAATTCTTCCTACTATTTTGATTAATGGATGTATAGTTGGAATCGGAACAGGATGGTCATGCTCAGTTCCTTGTTATAACCCTATTGACTTGATCGCATCTGTTAAATCCTGGTTAAATTCAGATGGAAACGTATTGTTAGAAGAAGAAGGAACAACTGTATCTTTATTACCAGCTATAGATCCATGGTATAGAGGATATACAGGAAAAATAGAATCATGCGGTGATTCTAAATATACATCATGGGGTAATATAATAGAAGAGAAGAAAACCAAAGTTGTAAATGAACTTCCTATTGGAATGTGGACAGATAATTTTAAGGAATATTTAGATGATTTGTTAGAAGAAAAAGTTATACAAAAAGTAAAAAATTATTCTACTCCTAAACATATTAGATTTGTTATTACAGAATCAGCTGATGGTCTTTTATGTGATCTCAAAAATTTAAAATTATATAAATACATATACACATCAAATATGGTTTTGTTTGATTCAAACGGAAAAATAACAAAATATAACAATGTTGATGAAATCATTAATGAATTTTGTAAAGTACGACTTGTATATTACTCCAAAAGAAAAAATTATATGATACAAAACCTTGAACATGATATAAAGTTTTTAGGAAATAAAAAAAGATTTTTAGAAGAAATTATGAAAGGAGATATCAAATTGTTTGATGATACAGGAAAAACACGTAAAAGTAGAAAAACTTTAGATATATTCAAAGATCTTGAAAAAAGAGGTTATGACAAAGAAGTAAAAGTAGATAAAGATGTAAAAGAAGATGAAGATGAAAATGAAGAAAAAAGTAATGGTTATGATTACCTACTACGACTTCAATTCAGAAGTATTACAGAAGAAAAAATTAATAAGTTAAAAAATGATATTGATTCAAAAATTAAAATTAGAGATTCTCTTTCTAATACTACTGAAAAACAAATGTGGATTCAAGACTTGGATGAATTTGAAAAAGCATATGTAAAATGGCTAAAAGATGTTGAAAAAGAAATTGTTAAAACTAATAAAAAATAAACTGTAGATAAGCTTAAAATTATAATTATAATTTTAAGACAAATTAAATATAATTAAAGATGAGTAATATCATTGAACCTTCTATAAACAACCTTACTAATAAAATGCAAGATATAGAGTTAGATGATTTAGAATACATCATATATGATAAAGTTGTTTTGTGTATAGATGTTGGTATACTTAATTTAGGTATTAGCGTAGGTTTAATTGATGAGCAATTTAATTTAAAAGAAATTGCTCATGTAGATTTAATTGACATTACAAAATTTACTCACGCCCATGAACTAGAAGGAAAAATTTGTAATTTACACCATACTAAAACTATAGCAGATTGGATGGAACATTTATTTCATGAACATTTACCATTATTTCAAGAATCTGATTATATTTTAGTTGAAAAACAACCTCCTATTGGACTAGTATCAATAGAACAATTAATATATTATAGATGGAGAGATAAATGTCATCTGGTTTCACCTCGGTCAATGCATAAATATTATAACATAGGACAGTTTAACTATGAACAAAGAAAATTAAAAACAATTGAAATAGCAACAAGTATATCAGCTTGGAATCCAAGAGCTATAAAAAATTATGAAATATTTAAAAGAAAACACGACATTACTGATAGTATATGTTTAATGGGATTTTGGTTAAACAAAAATAAAATAAATTATTTAGAAAAACAAGAAAAAGAAAGAATAAAACAAAATTACTTGACTACAACAGGAATGTCTACAAATGATTGGATGGAACAATTTAGACATGTTTGATTAATCAAACATATTTTTAAAAAGTATAGTAATAAATGTATAACAAAAAAGAAGATATTAAAGAAAATTTTTGTGCAGCTTGTTTAACTATACCATTTGCATTTGCTGGGATTGGAGTTAGTGCATATGGTTCTAATTCAAGAAAATCACATAAATATCGCAAAAAAATTGCTATTGTAGGATTTATCATATCATTTATATCAATAATTATTGGTTTTTATTTTTATTTTAATTGTAGTGAGTGTAGATAATTAAAAATGAAATTATTTTATTTTCATTAAAAAAATGATAACATGTCTATTCTTATCATTTCAAAAAAAGATGTACTCGTACAAAAGTATCGTCGTAATAGATTACAAATAGATGAAGAATTAAATAAACAACACTATAATATATTACAAAAAAAAAGAGAAAGAGAAAATAATGAACCCCTAAAAGGATCTCGTGAACAATTTGATAATTTTTTACAAATACACGACAAGTTACAGATACTTTACGCCGAAAAAAATTTACTTAATAACTATGCTTTAGGTCATAGTAAAGAAAAACTTACAAAAGAACAATATGAAGAATATACAACAAACGGAAAAAATATAGGATCTTTTTGTTATTTAGCAACCACATCAGAACAAAACAATACTTGTGCTATATGTACTTCAGATTTTGAAATAGACGAAGAAATATTAATTTTACATTGTAAACATATCTATCATACAAATTGTATAAACGAATGGATTTTACATAATCCAAACTGTCCTTATTGTAGATGTGACGTAAAAACAATAAAAGATGAGTGTGTTTTAAGTTAGTTTATATTGATTTTACATAATTTATTAAAAATGATAAGATATTGTTCTTATCATTTGAAAAACGGAGATGCAAATATATGTACAAATAGATCATTATGTTTATTTAAAAAAAAAGTTTTTGGAGAATTGTTTAAAAACTTTTTTTAAAATCCTTTTTTTAATTTATTTATTATTTACACAAATTTTGTGTAAATAATAAATAAATTATTTAATTTAATTAATTTTCTAAAATAAATTTTTAAGTTCAAACTGTGGTTAAAAAAAAACAGTTCTTTTTTTAGTAAAACGAGTTTTGAGAATTTTTATAAATTTTTGAAAATTTTTGAAAAATTTATAAAAATTCTCAAAACTCGTTTAAATACTACTTAATAGTTTAATATATGACACATAAATGTAACTTTTGTGGTTCTATTTTATCATCTGAATATTCTTTATTAACACATCAAAAAAATGCTAAAAAATGTCTTATTAAACAAGGTATAGTACTTAAAGGTGATTTTAATTGTGAATTATGCCAAGAAACTTTTACGCTTAATTCAATATTAACAACACATATGGTGTGTTGTAGTAAAAAAAATAACACAGAATTAAAAAATAAAAACTGTTTACTAGAATCAAACTTATTAGAATTTGAAACTAAATATAATATACTTTTAAGTAAATACAATATGATATTAGAAGAAAAAAATGATTGGAAAGAAGAAAAGGAAAAATTATTAGATAAAATAACTACAGCAGCTTTAAGTAAAACTAATACAGTAAAAAATAAAAATATAAACATAACATATACCAGAACAGATGAAGAATTAAAAACCATATATGCAGATAATCTTACTTCATTGCATATAGAAGGTGGTATTTCTGCTATTGCCAAGCTTATTGTAGATAAAGTTGTTACAGATGTTAACGGTATAAAAATGATAACTATAACAGATAAAGCACGAGGTACAGCAAGATATAAGTTACCAAGCGGTGAGGATGTTGTAGATAATGGATTAAATACATTTACAACAAAGAACAGAAATATATTAATGAAACGTATTTATAGTATAACAGCTGGTGATAGAGTAACATCTGATCAGATATTAGATGTTGATACTACGATATCAAAAGGATATACGGAGATAACTGATGATGTTGAAGGAGATATTCTTAGAAGTAGTTTAATAAATAGTATATAAAAATATATTTATTAAACAAAAGCCCAAATATATTAATTAACAGAATTAGAGAAGGTGTTGAGTATTTCAACAATTAGTTAATTGAATTTTTTCTTATTTGATATAAATATTCAACTCCCGTTTTAATAACTTCATTAGAACACGTATATCTTAAATTTTTAATACTTCCATTATTATTTACAATAAAAGTAGAATCACTTAATTTATATCCTTTTATTAATATACGTTTTTCGTTCATATTTATAGTAAAACACGATGGGATTATACAAATAACGTCACATTGTTTTATTTCATTTTCTTTTTCAGGGTCTAATAATTTCAAATCAACAATTATATCTAATCCATCATATAAATTTAATGAATTTATAGTATGTAAATTTACCCTTGGAAATACCATATTTTATATCATAGATTTAAATACTTTTAAATCTATGTTTTCTTAATTAATACAAATAATATTTTTAATATGGTTTGTATTAAAATATATGTTATCTAATAACATATATTTTATTAAATCTTGACTTGCTTTTTCAATTAAAAAGGTAAAATCTGCTAATGTGTCTATAAAGTTTTTGGAGCAATTACTTATGTTTTAAAATCCAAGATCATGATCTTCAACTAAAAATTTCATAAATGTATCTTCATTAGTTGAATTACTAAGCCCTGATTCTGTACGAGCATCGCAATACTTTTTAAAATATGTTTTAGCATACGATTCATCTTGTTTCTCCATATCAATAAGTTGTTCTCGTGTTTTAATAATAATATCTTTCATTTCATCTAACTTCTTTTTTGTTTCCAAGTATGTCCATGTAATCTGAGCTTTCTTAACCCGTAAAGTTGTATAAAATTCATACGGATCTTCCTCTTCTTTTTTACAATCTTCTTTTAATTTTTCTTCTCTGTCTTCTATTTCCTTAATTTGTTGCCTTTCATCATTCTTTTTATTTTTAACACTTAAACTTACTGAATCTGTCATTGATTTACGAAGATCTATTTCACTTGTATCAGCTGAATACTTAGAAGACTCTGTTAAAGGAAAAGGGCGTCCAACATATGCATGATAAATTTGATGATACGAATCCACGTTCCTAATTAAAAATTCAGCTCTCTCATTTGCTTCATTATCTGTTGGGTAATTTCCTCTTAATTTTGCAAAACCGTACACTCCTTGACTATCAGGAGTTGCTCCTTTTGCTGGAGTAAAAGAAATTAATCCAATTCTTTGTAGTGCATCAACAGGGTCAGCATATCGTCTTTCAACACTTAAAAACTTTTTAATAAAATCTCTATTGTTCAATGAAGCCATAGCATTTACAACTTCGTCATCAGATAAATTAGGATGACCTTGATTTGGCTGATAGGATCTATCAGGATTTCTATCTAATGGAGCAGTTAGGCTATTTTCAATAGTTTGTTCTGGATGATTTTTTGACATATCTATTTATACTATTATTACACAGTTTTTAAATAGAGTATTCAATTATAAAAAATTCATTGTAACTGAATACTCTATTTAAAAATTCTATTTAAATTAGTAAATTGATGCGGAAACGAAATAAACAAGAAATTTATGAAGATGATGAAGAATATGAAGATTGTTATAGTTCCGAAGAAGATTTTATATGTAATCCTAATGACTATAATTATATAAAAAATATAAAAAAAACTAATAAAAAAGCTTATAAGAATTTTATTGAATCAAAAGAAGAAATTATAAAATCAGAACCTAGTTTAATAAAAATACTAAATGAACCGCTATTAATATGTGACAGAGCTAGTTTGTTACAATTATACAAAATATATAAATCATCTGAACAATGTACAGAAGAGTGGTTAAATTCAAGAACTACTCTTAACAGCTTATTTACTCAATATCAGCACAAATATAAACAATCTTGTGTATATACTACACAAGAACATAAAGATATGGGTAAACAAATAGAAATATTAGATGGCGGTGGTGTTAATGAAAATTTATTCTACAAAATTTTACAATTAAAAACAAGTACAGAAAATAAACAAATTATTTATAGTAAATATAATGAGTTTATTTCAATGGTATCTAATGATGACGAAAAAGGTAAATTAAAAAATTGGTTAAATTGGGCTGTTTCTATACCTCATGATAAAATAAAAACATTTCCTTTTTCTAACAATCAGTTAACAGAATTTTTAATACGTATATCAGATGCATTAGATAAAGAACTATATGGTATGAAACTTGTCAAAGAACAAATAATTCTTTTTGTTTCTTCTAAGATACAAAACCCTCATATGAAAAAATGCTCTCTTGGACTAATAGGTGCTCCTGGAACTGGAAAAACTGCTATATCTCGTCTTTTAGCAAACTTATTACAATTTCCTTTTGAGCAAATTTCTCTCGGAGGAATTTCAAATCCAGAATTTTTAAAAGGTCATCAATATACTTACATTGGAGCAGAACCAGGAGAAATATCAAAATGTTTAAAACGAATGAAATATAAAAATGGTATTCTTTTTCTAGATGAATTTGATAAAATTTCTGACAACAAAGACATTTGTTCATCTTTACTTCATATAACTGACCCAGTACAAAATTCAGAATTTAGAGATAATTTTTTAAGTGAAATAACAATAGATTTATCTTGTCTTTGGTTTATATATTCAATGAACGAATTACCAAAAGATTCAGCTCTTAGAGATAGAATTTATACAATAGAGGTGCCTGGATATAAGTTTGAAGATAAAATATTAATTATAATAGATTATTTATTTCCAAAAGCATTAAAAAATATTAATACTTCTATAGATTCAGTTAAAATTTCAAAAAATACTGCTAAATACTTAATAGAAAAAATTTCTTCAAATGAAGACAAAGGAATTAGAACACTAGAAAAAAATGTAAATAATATTGTAACAAAACTTGATTTCATAATTAAACATCAAGATAAAAGTGGAAATTTAAAAGGATTTAATATGTCATTCAATATAGGTAAATTTATTAAATACCCAATAACATTAACTGACCAAATTATTAATATTTTAATTTAAGCATATTTAAAACTAAATATGCTTAAATTAAAAATGAAAAGATTAAGAACTAAAAAAAACGAAAAAGCTTTTTCGTTTTCAAATATTACAAATGTAGATATTAATACAAAATTTTTACAAGAATGTGATAAAGAATTTTACGAAAATCCTTCAAATATTATATCTAGAAATGCAATAGTATCAATAGGATCAATGATTTCAACTACTAATTCTACGCGATTAAATGATATAGATCACGTATTTATGAATACAATAAAAAAGAAAAATTTAAAAGCAACTAACCAAGGAAGATCAGGAAGATGCTGGATGTTTTCTGGATTAAATATGTTTAGACACTCTGTTATTGAAGGATTAGATTTAGAAAATTTTGAATTTTCGGAAACTTATTTATTTTTTTGGGATAAATTAGAAAGATCAAATACTTATCTTAAATGGTTTATTGCACATCCAACTGTAAAACCTGACGATCACGCATTTAATTTTATAGTAGACGATTTTATATCAGATGGTGGATGGTGGAATATGTTTGCTAACCTAGTATCTAAATATGGATTAGTACCAAAATCAGCTATGAAAGAAACATTTCAATCAGATGACTCTGATGATATGAATAACATTTTAAATAACAAAATACAAGCATGTGCTAATTATTTGTTTATCAATAAAAATTTGACACCTGAAGAAAAAGAAACAGAACGTGTAAAAACTGTAAAAGGAATATATAATGTACTTGTTAAATTTTTAGGAGATCCACCAAAAAATGGATTTAGATGGTCTTATGAAACAGAAGAAGATTCTAATATTATAACTAATTTAGAACCAAAACAATTTATGAATACTGTTATACCAAATGTTGATATTGATGATTTTGTTGTTCTAACTCATCTTCCTGGAAAACTAAAAGAAAACAAATTATACGAAGTTAATCACACAACTAACATTTATGAAGGTAAAAATTTTAGATTTTTAAATTTATGTATACAAGATATTTCTAAATATGCATCAAAATCAATATTAGCTGGCATGCCTGTATGGTTTGCATCAGATGTATCTAAAGATTTCAATCCATATCATTCAACATTAGATGACAAATTAGTAGATGAACAAATTGTTTTTGGAGCAAATCATACTTTTACAAAAGGAGATCGTATTACATTTAAAAATTTATCATCTAATCACGCAATGACTTTAATAGGATTAAACTTAGGTTCAGACAATGAACCTGAAAGTTGGCAAGTAGAAAACTCGTGGGGTTATTTTGACAATGAAACACCTGGTCAAGATGGATTTCTTTATATGAGCCATTCGTGGTTTACAAAAAATGTTATGCAAATAGTTGTTCATAAACATTTTCTTAGTCGAACTGTACAAAAACTATTAAATCAAAAAGTTGAATACATAGATCCATGGAATTGTTTAGCACCTGCATTAAAAGTTAGACCAGTAGATGCTCCTAAATTATATGAAATTAACCGACGGAAGAAATTACTTTAAATATATAAAATATACTTATGATTATAATAATAATCCCTATATAAGATATAAAATTGTTATCGTCTTTGTATCCATTGCACTTAGAAATATCAAGATTTTCATTATTAAATTTGTTTATTTTAATATTTTTATAATTTTCTTTACTAACAACAGAAACAGCATCAGCATCTAAACGGCAATAATTTTTAGTAGTATTTGGATACAGTGAACAACTTGCCATCTTTAAACATTTTTTATAAGCAATATCTTTATTATTAGTTTCTATTAATAAAGAAGGGAAATAATGAGGAATCTGGTTAAATATAGGAGGAGGTGGAGGTCTTCTTAAACTACAGTCAGATTTACCTATTTGTTTTTTTTTATCGGATATCATTTTAGAACATTTATATTTTAATTTTTTGTGAGTTTCATCTCCATATACCTTTCCATATGCACTGCTAATTTCATAGCATAAATTATTCATAGTATTAATATTATTGTCACATAACATATTATTCAAAACAGACTTGCACGGATCTATTTCAAAAGTCATTTATTTATATATAATAAAGTTTATTTACTATATATAAATAAATGTCAAAAAATAATTTAATTCCAATTATTATAAAAGTATCATTATTTGCAATTGGAGTTATTGGATTAATACTTATAGTTATTGAACTTACTAAAACTCGTAAAGTTGTAACTACATCTGATACTTCATCAAATAATACTCCTCCATCTGATACTTCATCAAATACTACTCCTCCATCTGATACTTCATCAAATACTACTCCTACAGAAGAAATTACACTTATGAATACTATTAATTTGTTAAAAAATAATAATGTAAAATTGTTAGGATCCGATAAATGTGGTTATACTCAAGCACAGCTACAAGTATTTTCAAATAAATTACAATCTTCTAAAATATATATGAACTGTGATAATAATGCTTGTACACCGGAGCTAGTAACTGCTGGTCTGGCAAATGGTAAATCTTTTAATTGGCCAATTTGGTTAATTAAAGGAAAAGTTATGCACATATCGACTCATTCATCATCTCCTGCTCAAGATGCTTTAAGTATAGAAAAAGTTTATAATTTAGTACAAACTAATGTATAAAAAATGATTTTTTTATAATATTATTTAATAGTTGTAAAATGAACTCAAAAGAACAATTTATTGCATTATTGCAACAAAAATATAATTACTTTTGTGTTTTCGACTTTATTTGTGATTGTGGATGTGATGCAACAATCACATGTATATCGTCAATTCATTCTCATCCAAGACGTGAATATTGCAAAAAATTTGACCCAAAATATAAGTCTTCATTTGAAGATCCAACAGGTATATACTGTTGTTATGAGACAAGAGGTGGATTACGTCATCCTATATATACATCTCCTATCAAAAACACAGATGCAACATTACTAATATGTGTAATATGTGCTAAAAAACACAATTTACAATTCTTAAAAGAATTACTTAAACTAAATATACTAATAAAACGAGAACAAAAACTTTTAAACCAACAGAATAATAAAGAAAATTTACTAAAAAAACACAATGAACAACTAAAATTAAAATACTACATTCATACACTAAACAATAATAGATTTTCAAGTCTTGATATTGAATAAATATGTTTTTTACAATTGTAAATTTAATTAAATTTACAATTAATTTTGTATTTAACCAGAATATGACCATTGCTTTTTACACGCAACACATTTCGCAAATGTTGTCATAGGTTCATCACACGACCGAACTTGTGCTTGATAAGTAAATACTCTTTTTGAACCGCAATGACAGTTTGTGACACCTTCTACTACTTCAAAGGGGTTAATAATAAAATCATCATGTTCTTCTATACGATGTCTTATATTCGTAAACATAGGATGATTCCATTCTGTAGTTTTTTGCTTGATATTATTTACTAATAATTTTAAATTAACACAATTAATTACATCTCCTACTGTTTGATATAATATTCGTTTATAAGTTTTTTTGTATTCATTTGACTTTTTAGAATTAATATGTATATGATTCTCTATAATAGATATATTTTTTTCTTGTTTTAAAACTGTTCTTAATGCTGTAATACCATTCTCCCTTATTTCTGTTTGTTCAGTTAAGTTAGACATTTCAATTTATTTAAATAGAAATGAAAAAATTCAATTCTATTTTCTTTTATCTTATAAATGTCAAAGTGTTCTTCTGCTTTTGTAATTTTAATAGCTTTATTTATTTTTATTGCTATAATTTTCTTAGTAAATAACTGTATATCTGAACAATATCTTCAAAATGACCCAATGTTATGGAAATTAAAAGATATTATAAAAGATGTACATCCTGAAGCACAAAATATAAAATTATATAAGGGAACCAAATCATATACTTTAAACAAAGACAAAATTTTCATATGTTTAAAAGATGAAAACAATGAATATTATCCTATTAATATGCTAATATATGTTCTTTTACACGAACTTAGTCATAAAATTAACAAAGATGACATAGGTCATACTGAAAAATTTCATGAAATTTTTCAAGCTTTAATTGAAAAAGCTCATAATATGGGAATATATGATGCATCTATTCCTCCAATTAAAAATTATTGCACTCATACTCAAGAGTGATAATATTATATTAAATAATTTAATATTACTCTCTGTACATCTTTAATTAAAGGTAAATTATATACAATTTTTGTATATTGTTTTGTAACTTTATTTATTAAATATTTTTTCTTAGACATATTCATATCATTTATACTTATCATTTGCCAATTCCAATCTTCTGTTATATTTTTAACAATAAAATCTATTGTTAAATTAGGATTTTCACTTAATCCTTTCATTTCCCATTTATGCTTTGAATTAACACGATCATTATAATTCAAATTAAAATAGTCTTGTATAATATCAAGTGATAATTTGGGATGTCTACTCAAAAAATACCAATTCCACTTAATTGTATTACCATCCAAATTAGAATATCTTAAACTTTCAAATATCAAATTAGGATGTGAACTTAATTCATCAAAATCCCAATTAACATCTAAATTATTACCAACAACATCAAATGTTAAATTTAAATTTTTACTTAAATATTTATAATTAATCTTAGGATATTTTTTAGGATTTGTAAAAGTTAAGTTAGAATTTGCACTAACCATTTTCCAATCCCAAATTAAATTAATATTATTATCAAGTATTTCTAATGTTAAATTTTTATTACAACTCACTTGATACCAATCCCAATTTAAATTAATATTATTATTAAGTATTTCTAATGTTAAATTTTTATTACCACTCAATTGATACCAACTCCAATCTAAATTTAAATTATCAAAAACAAATGTAAAATCTACATCATCTCTTGAACTTACATATATCCAATTCCAATAAAAATGTTTATATTTTACGATATCCGAAAATTTAATTTTCGGATTTAGACTTAAAAAATCAAAGTTCCAATTTTTAAGAATTGAAGATTTTTTCAATTTATCCCATAATAAAGCAGGGCTTAAATCTATATTAGAATATATTACATTACTAATTACATCAAAAGACTCTCTTAAATCATTTAATAATGTATCAAAACTTAAATTAGGATTTTTACTAAAATATGTATAACTCCAATCTAATGTTGGATATTGTTGTAAATTTTCATAAGTTATATTTGGGTTACAACTCAAATGTTTATAAGACCATTTTAAATGAGGTGTATTTAACACATCATTAATAGTTATTTTTAAAGTTTTACTTATTACATCCCAATTCCAGTATTTATTAGGGTTATATAATACAAATTCAAATGTCAAAAAAGGATGATAACTTAACTTCTGATAATCCCAATAAATTTCAGGATGTTTAATTATAAAATTAAATGGTATATTATCATATGAATGTAATCTCTCAAAATTTATAAACTGTGTTTTAAATTCAAAACTATTTAAATCGTCTAGTTTTGTAAACTTATCAAAAAACTCATTATCAAACTGTAAATTTGGATTTACAATAATAGAGTTATAATCCCATTTTTTTTCAACTTTTTTAAACACAAAATTAGTCCAGTTATCATTCCATTTTTTAATATAACTTTCTTCAATTGATAAACTCATTTATAAAATAAAATATTCTGTGTTTTATTTTCAATTTTATGTATTTTAAAAATGTTTGCATTAAATTCTAAAAAACTTTTAACCCTAACTATAAGGTAAATAAAATGTAAATTTTGTAACATTAAACACTATTATTAATCAAAACAACTAAAAACTGTCTTGTTATAATATAATCGAATTTTAATTTAATATATTTTATAAAATAACAAAATACGATGGGTCAATATTGTTCTTCAAATATTAAATATGACAACCAAAATACTTTTGATCAACCCGATTGTGAATTAAAAAAAATTAAGAGTATGCCTATAATACGCTATAGGCATAGTCAATATCCAACATACATTTATAAAGCTAAAGTTCCTAAAATTTACAGTGAACCGAATATGTATAAATATAGCAATCCATCTGACATACCTATTGACAATAATACATATGTACATGATTTTGACAAATATGGTATTACAATATTAAACTATTAAGAAATCAAAAATTTATAATAAATTTTTGATATTGAAACTTTAAAAGAATTTTGTCTTACATAATTACAGTATAAATTTTACCCGTTTAAATACATTTTATAAAAATATGAAACCATATTTTTAGTTTAAATCAATAATTTACATCGTATTTTTTTCTTAATATTTCACTTTACATTTTTCTATAACATCATAAATAGTAAAAATAATAGTATTATCGTAATCAAGTATTTTCTATAACATCATAAATAGTAAAAATAATAGTATTATCGTAATCCAGTATTTTCTATAACATCATAAATAGTAAAAATAATAGTATTATTGTAATCCAGTATTTTTTTTGAATTTTTAAACTAATACATATTAGTGTTATAATAAAAATTAAAAAAAATTTTATAATAAATCTAGGGTTTATTATGAATGGTTTATACGGAAGTGGAACTTTAATTATAGAAACATTTAATAACCAGCTTAAATTTTTACCATCAAAAAATATATTTTTAAAATATTTATCTAAAAAAAATTGAGATGTTGAATTATTTGATAAATCACTATTTTCTAATGAAAGTTTGATTATTGGATTATTTAATGAGATTATTTTTATATTGTGAGATGATGATAAAACAGTATCAATATGATATGTTACAATTGATAATTCGTTTAATAATTTTTTAGCACCTTCATATGTTATAATGTATGACTGAGTTCCTGCAAAAAATTCAGGTATATGGTATTTTTCATTTATATATTGATACTTGCGTTTTTTGAAAAAAATTTTAGATATTGTATCCAAAAAATTATAATCTTTTGGATTTTTACCACCAATTAAACTACTTAATAATAATACATCAAAATCTAAATTATCACTTTTTATTTGTTCTAATGTTGATTTAAACTGTGGAGTAAATTCTACATCATCTTCCAAAATTACTGCATAATCTATCTTATCATTAACTATAATTTCCCATACTTTTTTGTGAGCCAAAAAACAACCTATCATTCCTTTTGTTCCGTATTTTTTCATAAAATCTGAAATATATAGAGAGTTTTTAATATCATTGTCTGTTATTGAAACTCCTGAAACTTTTGTAAAATTAATATCATACAATTCAGCCGATTTTTTAAATTTATTTAATCTATCTACATCTTTATCCATATTAATAGTATAGATATTAATAGGCTTCATATTTATTTTATACAATATTTTAAATATTATATATTAAAGTTATAGGCATATTTGTTTAACTTGAAGACTGTGTTGAAGGTTCTGTTGAAATTGACAAAGTTGAAGGTTGTGTTGAAATTGACACTGCTGGTATTTGAATTGATTTAGGTATTGGTATAACGTTACCGCTACCTCTACCTCTAACTGCTTTGTATATAAAATATAATTCTAAACATATCAAAATAATTTCACAAACTATTAAAACTCCAAGAGTTAGTTTTAAGTTTGTTTGACTGTAGTAATATATACCATAAGCTACAACTGCTATAAAAATAGGTATAATGTAACACATTATTTTATAACCAAAAAAGAACGTAAATGCCGCTGCTGCTATCAGCAAGAATATCATACCACCAAAAGTTAAACCAGCATTTGTTTGATCGCTAGTTTGAGTTATTTTTTTTGCAACATCATTTTCAGCTACATTTTTAATTGCGTTTTTAACTAAAGTATTTGCTATATTACTAGAAATTTGTTCTATTACAATGCTTTGATCAATTATAACACTAGGATCTTTTGAATCACATTCCATATTACGTGCATAAACAACTACCTCTTGTTCAGCGCTATTTGTATTAGAAATAACATTATTAATTTGTGTTTTTATAATATTTTCCATATGATTTTCAACATAAGTATCACTAATTGTTCTTAAATTTGCAACATTTGTTTGACCAAAATTAATACCTTCATTTTTTTGTTTAACTATTTGAGCTATTTCTTCATTTAGTTTATTTTTTAATTGATTAGCAATGTCATTGTATGTTTCACTACTAAATTGGCTCATTGCTGATAAGTTACTGTTTGATGTTTGACTTATTTTAGCTCTACATTTTTTTGAACCTGATAAATCTAATGTAACTGATTGTTTTGAACTATTTGTAGATTGAGATGTATTGCTTTGTGTTGTTGAAACATCTGTTAAAGTTTTATTTATTGTTTTAGTCATACTTTCAATATTTTGATTTGAAATATTGTTACCCATTTATATAATTATTTTAAAATAATAATAATTATTATTATTTTAAAATAATTATATAATAATTATTAAAAATAATTATATAAATGGGTAACAATAATCTTCAACTCAAGAACCTGTAAATAGAACAAACGAAAATAAATTTCTTTCTCGTGACTGCGAAAAATAGAAGGGTGTTGTAAAAAAGCAAACAACTGAAACCATCTTGAATGTGGTAATCTATACGATAGAACTGTTTCTAATCAAACAATGTGTTTAGCTGTTGAAAACACAGCTAGGTGCATATCATTTTTGAACAGCTTGCTTACCCCAAAGTGTGTAGATTTTTGCAGTAAAAATAATTCACTTTGCAACTCTCTTGGAAAATCGGATCCGAAAAAATTATTTTAAAAATAAAATTATTTTAAAAATAAAATAATTTTATTAATAAAAAAAGAATGGGCGGAGTTCCTTCAACACCTGCAGCTACTGTGGCTCCTGTAGTACCTAATTCCAGAGAAGCAAGAAATAAATTATTTGCAAATTTTGCCGGTCAGAACGAACAGTGGTGCGGTAGAAATTCTCCGTGTGCACCAACAAATGCCGGTATGGACTGTAGTAATTTGACTTTAGGTTATGATAAATTAAAAGAATGTCCAGCTGGATATAATAGTTCGCTTTCCCAAGGGACTTGTACACTTCCATTGGATAGACAAAGACATTGTGTAAAAAAATCTATTACAGATCCGTATTTTAATCCTCTAGAAACTAGTTATAATGCACCAGGAGCAGATAGAAACGAGACAATGTTAGAAAACATTAAAAAATGTTGCAATAAAACAGAAAATTTAGATATGTGTGGAAATTTATATGGTGGAAATATGTCAGATCCTAAAGAAGACACTTGTAGTGCTTCTAATGCAACCCCTTGTTTGAACAGCATAGAAAATATGATGACAGAAAAGTGTATTGATTGGTGTGCTGCCAATCCAAACCAGTGTGACAAAGACAAAATCAAAAAAATGTGTCAAGTTACGTCAATTGATCCATCTGATGCAACATACTGGCCAGTATGTGGTTGTTACTATAAGGAAAGTTTTTATGCAGGTATACGAAAACAATTAACAGATGAGTATGGAATTCCAGCTGAATTTTTAAGTGGAGGAAAATCTTGTTATTTTTCTGGATGTAATGGGAGTAAGTTAAATCCGGAGGCTAATAAAGAAAATTGTACTGCCATAAATTTATCAACATGTATTCAAACTGTTAAAGCAACCGGTGATAATGTTGCTTTAACAGTTACTCAAGATAATGCATGTAAAAACACTATAGATAAAATTAAAAAAGATTATGGAATAACATGTAAAACAAATGATGACTGTAAAAGTGGTTTTGTATGTAATACAGCAAAAAAATGTATGGACAGTAAAGGAAACGTAGACAAAGGACCAGGTCCTGCTCCTGCTCCAGAAGGACAAAAAGCTGATGGAAGTGAATGTGTAAATCAAGGTGAATGTGAGTCAGGAATATGTACAGAAAAAAAATGCGTTGCAAAACCTCCAGCTGATGAACCAAAATCTAATTTACCTTTAATTATAGGATTATCAGTTGGTGGTTTTATTCTTTTACTTATAATTGCTGGAGTTTTGTTCAAAATGAAATCGTCAAATTCATCGTCAACTGGGACTTCAACTGTATCTTCGTAAAAAGTTAGAGTAAATTATGTATTAAAATTATAGATAATTTTAATGTTTTTTATTAATAAAGTAATGGAGCCAAAAAAAATAAGAAAAAAATCAACTAGATTGCCCAGAAAACCTGAATCAAAGCCGAAACAATTTTGTTTAAAAATAACTAGTACTGATAAAGTTAATATAAGTAAACATAAAGAACTAATAACAGATTTTGTTAAAAAATTATATACTAACAAAAAATGGGATAATCCAATGAGTGATGATGATTTTTTTGTTGTTTTTGATACAATAGAAAATAGAGTATGTATTGAGTTATATCGTAAAGTAAATGCTAATTACATAAAATTGGAAGATATTCATTTAGTCTTAAAAAATACAGATCTTAAACTGAACAGTAAAATAACATTAAGTATTCCAAAAGCAGACGAGATTGTTCATCATCTTTCAAGTAAAACCAAAATGAAAGTACCAAAAGGATATAAATGGATTACTTTGTCTCATAATGGACCTTATTTTACATGGATTATGGAACCATATAAACCACATGGAGAACCAATAGTTTATGACGGAAAACCGTATAAATTAACACCAAAAGCTGAAGAAGTTGCTAATTTTTGGGCTAAAAGATTAACTACCGATGAATCAGCAACTGTAGTTCATACAAAAGATCAATTATTTAGAAAAAATTTTTGGAGTGATTTTAAAACGTATTTATCACCAGAGCATAAAAAGATTTTCAAAGATTTTGATAAACTAAACTTTGAAAAAATACGACAAAAATTAATTAAATTAAAAGAACTAGAAAATCCTGAGTCAAAAAGAAAAAGACAAAAAGAATCAGAAGAAAGAAAACATAATTATGGATATGCGATGGTTAATGGAGTAAAAGAAAAAATAAGTAATTTTGTTCCAGAACCTGCAGGATTATTCTTAGGAAGAGGAAAAAATAAACTAAGAGGTAGAGTAAAAAGAGATATTGATCCATCAGAAGTTACAATTAATATTGGAAAAGGAGAAAAAATACCTATACCTCCTATACACAAAGGAGCAAATGCTAGTAAATGGAAAAAAGTTGTTAATGATCAAAAAGCTGAATGGATAATGAAATGGACAGATCCATTAAACAATAAACCTAAATATGTTAGATTATCAGCAGAAGGTCAATTTAAATCTAAAAGTGATGCAGGAAAATTTGAAAGTGCTAGAAAACTTAATAAATACCTTTTAACTGTTCAAGCTGGTTATAAAAAAGACATAAGTAGTTCAGATAAAATAAAAAAACAGTTATCTACTGTTATATCGTTAGTAGATAAATATGGTATTCGTATGGGTGGAGAAAAAGGAGAACTTGAGGCTAAAACGTATGGTGCGTCTACGTTACAGGTAAAGCATATAAAACTTGTAAAACCAAACAAAATTGCTTTGGATTTTTTGGGAAAAGATTCTATTCGTTATAATAAGACATTAATAGTTGATAAAGATGTATTTAAGAATCTTGAAAGTTTTATAGATAAAAAATCAGGTTCTACTCCTATTTTTGATAAAATTAATGCATGTTCTATTAATATTTATTTGAAACAATTCGATAAAGGACTAAATGGAAAAGTTTTCAGAACACGCTTAGGATCTATGTTGATGTACGATGCTTTATCTAAAATAAAAATACCAAAAGATGCTACACAAGCACAAAAGAAAAAATTATTTGTAGATGCTAATATAATTGTAGCAGAAGCATTGAATCATAAAAAATCAGTAGCTAAAGGAGCTGAAAGTTCTATGGAAAAATTAGAAACTCAACTTGAAGAGTTAGAGAAAGAATTAAAAATAAAGAAAAAAGAAAAGAAAAGCACAAAAAGTATTGAAACTCGTATACAAAACAAAAAAGATGCTATTGATTCTAAATCCAAATTACAAAACATAGCAACAACAACAAGTTTAACTAACTACATTGATCCCAGATTAGTAACAGCGTGGTGTAAAAAAAACGGATTAGATATTAATAAAATATACACAAAAACACTACGTGATAAATTTAAATGGGCTATTGATGAAACTGAAGACAAATGGGACTATGTTAAGTCATCTTTACTTTCAGGTTATGAAAAATTAGAACCAAAAAATATAACTTCGTGTCCAATAGATGAACAGAAAGGTGATGAAGATGATAGTGATGAAGAAGAAGGTGATGAAAAGGAACAAGAAAGCGATGAAAAGAAAGAAGATGAAAGCGATGAAGGGGAGGAACAGGAAGATGAAGGGGAGGAACAGGAAGATCCATTAAAAATTAAAAAATTAATTAAAAAATATGGGCAAATATTGACATTATGTGGATATGGCATTATGCAAAAAAACGGAGTATATAAAGTAGAACGTGTAAAACCTATTGAAGTAAGTATGAAAGATAAAAGTACATATAAAAAAATATATGATATTTGTGAACAATTACTAGATAATGATTTAAAATATTTAGCATTTTTATTAATATTACAATTATGCGAAGAATCTGTAAAAAGTTCTGATGTAAATAAACTTTTAAAAAGTTCTGGATATTATGATAAATTTAAAAAATTGATACACTTTTAATTACGTAGTTTAATTGTATAATTTTATATAATTATACAATTATAGTTTTATTGACAAATCGCTTTCTCTGAAGTTTATATTAGAATAGTTTTGGTTAAAAATTTACAAATAATTAAATCTCTATTTATTGAAAACTGATGTCATAAAAAGGCGTGGTTGAAATGTATTATTGAGGAGGTTCAGGAAGTTCAGGAGGTTCAAGTTGAGGAGGTTGAGGAGGTTCAGGAAGTTCAGGAGGTTCAGGTTGAGGAGGTTCAGGAAGTTCAGGTTGAGGAGGAAGTTCAGGTTGAGGAGGAAGTTCAGGTTGTTGCTGAGGTTGAGGTTGTTGCCGAGGTTGTTGAGGTTGTTGTTGAGGTTGTTGTTGAGGTTGTTGATGAGGTTGAGGTTGTTGAGGTTGTTGCTGAGGAGGTTGAGGAGGTTGACGAGGTTGACGAGGTTGACGAGGTTGACGAGGTTGACGAGGTTGAGGAGGTTCAGGAAGTTCAGGAGGTTCAGGTTGAGGAGGTTGAGGAGGTTGAGGAGGTTCAGGTTCAGGTTCAGGTTCAGGTTCAGGTTCAAAAAATTGTTGTTGTTTAAGAAATTGTTGTTCAAAAAATTGTTGTTGTTCAAGAAATTGTTGTTCAAAAAATTGACGAACTTGAGGTTGTTGAGAAAATTGAGGTCGTTGTTGAGGAAATTGAGGTCGTTGTTGAGGAAATTGAGGTCGTTGTTGAGGAAATTGAGGTCGTTGTTGAGGTCGTTGTTGAGGTCGTTGTTGAGGTTGTTGTTGAGGTTGTTGTTGAGGTTGAGGTCGTTGTTGAGGAAATTGAGGTTGTTGTTGAGGTTGAGGTCGTTGTTGACTTGGTTTAGGAAATTGATTTTGTATGTTATAATCACTTACAACTGTGTTATTTAAACCAACTTTATTTAAGGCTGATAAAATGACTGGATCATTATTGCTAATTTGTTTTAAATTATCTCTAAAATCAATGAAATTAGAATATTTGTTTAGAGATTTCAAGCATTTTATGAAGGTTGATAGAATAGTAAATTTATCTTTTTGCTGTGATGCTAAGTAAAAACAATAATTAGGAATTCCGGAGTTAATATGAACTCCTCCATAATCTGTTTGACTATTAGGATCTATATAAAATTTTCCTTTATATGTATTTGGTTGTTTACCTTGTATTGGATCTTCCATACTTCTAAGAAACGGTGTATCAATTCCTAAATCTTCCCCTATAAACCAATCTTTTTTACCATTAAGATCAGGATATTTATCATACATATAAAATTCAAACATTGTACCCATTATATCAGCAAAACTTTCATTAAGAGCTCCTGAATGCCCTTTATATTCAAGATTTGCAGTTCCACTAACAAGTCCGTGAGAAAGTTCGTGTCCAACAACATCCATTGATGATAAAGGATAAAACATTTCATTTCCCGTTCCGTAAACCATATATTGACCTGTGAAAAATGCATTATCTAAATTATTTACGTTAGAAATGCTAATCAAAGAATCTAAATTATTTACACTTACTAACTGTGTTGTTTCAAATAAAAAATTTAAATAATTAGATGTGTTAAAAAAAACATCTATAGAACTATTATATGAACATGCTTGTTGATATATTTTTTGATATATTTTTTGATATTTTTTAATAGGTAAATCAAATTTTAATAACACAAACATGTTTAATATTTTATCTATTAATACTTTATCTTGAAGAAATGTAAGCAATGATTTGTCTATTTTAGATACTAATTCAGAATTATTAGATAATTGTGCTATTTTTTTAGAACACATTAATGCTACTACATAATAATATTTATTCTCATTTATATTAATTTTATAAGATGAAAGTGATTTAAGTTTATCAAGAGTATACTCATTATTTTCAGATAAATTATGCTCTACAGCATCAACAATTTTAACAAGCAATTGTTTACTATTAACATTTTGATATTTTTCTAAAGATACTACATCTCCTACAATTGTCGCTTCTATATTAACTTGTCCTAGATAAGCACTATATAATTTAATATTTGAAGTATTTAATTTAGTTGCTATAAAATTTTCAACAACAAGTGAATTATTCACGATTTTATTGATATTTGGTTTTACATTTGTTTGTAAGTGTGATTGTCCACACGAATGCATCATTTATTAATATATAATATTAATAAAATTTAAAATAAATAATATGTATTTTAAATATAATAAAATGACTACTACTATTTTTAATAAAAAATTACACTGGTATAAATAAATTTTTTATTCTGATTTCTTAAACTATTTTAATATTTTTTAATAAATCAGAACATTTTATGTATTCTATACCCATTTCTTTCCATTGTTCAATCATTTTAATTTTTCTCGGGTTTCTACTGTTGAATAATTCAAATTTACAACATGCCTCATATTCTTGATAAGCAATAGTTACAATATATAACGGTTTTTTATATAAAACTGGAATATCTGCATATTTAAACGGTGTTCCTAATATTTTTTCACCAGCTGTTCCAGAAGTTGTCCAGTTACGTGTTTTAACCTCATAAATACCGTCTTCTGTTTCCCAATCAGGTTTATGCCCATCAAGTTGTTTTGGTCTCCATACATTACCTTTTTGAACTCGTAATATTTCTTCTAGAATTGTTTCTCCTAATTTTGTAGTCCATTGATTATTATTAGTTTGTTTTATAATTAAATTCCCCCACTTTTTTTCTACTTCATTATCTTCTTTTTTTTGTTTTACATTTAGCCATCTTCCTTTTCTCATAGTCCAATCTATTACTTCTTGATTTTTTAGTAGATTTAAGTATTTTTTTTTTCTTATTTCTATTTCATCTTCTTTTTTTGTATTAACATAAGTTTCATAGTATTTTATATTTTTGTCAGTGTCTTCATTTTTTTTATTAAAATCGGTTTGCATAATTAATTACTTATAAGTAATTATGAGTAATTAATTCATTTTTAATTTAAATTTTTTTAAAAAAATTTAAATTAAAAAGCTTCTGTTCAAGTTTATTTTTTATTATATTGACTTGGATCTTCTAAATCTTCTTATTCTACAAATACACTAATATAATTTAAGTCAACTCTTAACTGAAACATAAAATACCGATTGTATTTTGTAGCCATTGTATTTAAAGATATTTTTAGTTATCTTCATCTTCATCTTCATCTTCATCTTCATCTTCATCTTCATCTTCATCTTCATCTTCATCTTCATCTTCATCTTCATCGTTTGAATAATTAAAAATTAAAACTTCATTATTCTTTTTACTTTCTCCTTTATTTTTATTATTAATGTGACGACCAACAGTTACTTCTCTTATAGTAAAATGTTCATAATCATAAAGTTCATTTATAATTTTAGTATTTGAATTAGAAAGTAAAAACATAACTCCTTTTGTGTGTAATTCTTTTAATAATAAAGATAAATTTTTCTGTTCTTTTTCATCAAAATCCCCTTTTTGATATTTTGTAAAAGATGTTTTATTTTCTTTAGCATACGGTGGGTCTAAATAAATAAAATCACCTTTTTTAACTTTCTTAAGAATATCAGAATAATTAGAGCAAGATAAATTTACATTTTTTAAAGATTCCTGAATTTTTAAGAGATTTTTTTTATCAGTAATATTAATTTTTTTATACTTTCCATAAGGAACATTATATTCACCTTTTTGATTTTCTCTATAAACACCTCCAAATCCAGCTTTATTAAGATATATCATTAGTGCTGATACATATGTTTTATTCGTATTTTCTTTTTTTAATTTGTTAAATTCATCTCTAAAAATATAATAGTCATTTTCTGTATTTTTTTCTTCTAAAACTTTTAAATGTTTATATAATTCATCTAAATCATCTCGTATAGATATATATGTATCAATTAAAGTACCATTTAAATCAGAAATTGTAGCAGTACCGGATGCTCCGGATTTAAAATTAAAAAATACAGACCCGCCACCTAAAAAAGGTTCATAATATCTGTTATAATTCTTTTTTGGGAAATATTCTTCTAATTTTGTCATAAGTCGTTTTTTTCCACCGACCCATTTTAAAAAAGGTTTTGGATTTTCAGTAGTCATTTTGTTATTATATTTAAATACTGTTTTTTTATATCATTTTTTTTATAGTTTATAGTAAAAACGTATTTTTAAACTTAATATTTTCTAATAATTTCTTCTATTTCTTCTTTGCTAATTTCGTCAAATAATCTTTTAATAATATTAGTAACATCATCTCCATTACAACACTCTCCTTTTAAGAATTTTTTTTGCTGAAATTTATCATCAGCATATAAATTAAATTTATCAGATTCTGTTGCTGTAAGAGTGCAGTTATTTATAATAATATTTTGAAATACTTTACATAATTTCATAGGGCTTCCTAATAATATAATATTTTGAAGAAGCTGTTCGCAATCAAACTCTGTAATTTGTGATTTACTAGCATAATCTTTTCTGTATATATTATCGCTAAAAACATCTTTGTATATTTTTTTAAATAAAGAAATACAATAAGGAAGGACATTATCTATGAAATCGGTTACAAAATCTTCTAATCGACATTCCATTTTCCATAATCTTTTTTCTAGTACTTTAGTTAAAGTATAAAAACTATATGGATCTGTTTTTGAAGGTTTAGATGTTGGAAGATATATAATATTGTGAAATCCATATCTATTAACTATACATCTCTCTATACATTCTTGTAGTTCAAATAATGATAATCCATAATTATTAATATTATTATATAATAATTTTTTATCAAACGGTAAAAATTGTTTTTTATGTTCAATTAGTATATCTAAAGCTAATCCAAATTTTTGTATTTCATCAACATCAATAGCACTGTTGGAATATCCAGTATAATAAACAAATCTCATATCTAAAGGTGTTAATGATTTAGATATAATTTCTATCGTTTTTTTAGTAGAATAATGTTTATTTGCAAAGATTATTTCCAATCTTTTAATGTGAAAAGATATTACATCAATATATTCTATAAGTTTTAACTTGCCAAGCAATTTTTTTCTTAAACTTTGCATAGAAATTAAACTTGATGTGTAACCTCTTGTATTTGTAATTTGTGTAAATAATTCTTCTATTTTGTCTGTAATTTCTTTATGTGAAACGTCAAAATTATTGTAAACAATTTTTTCTATTTCCTTATCAACTCTCTTAACATCTTTTTGTAATTTTATATCAAGCTCTTTTTCTGATGTTTTTATATACTTTTTAACTGTTCTATAAACTTTATTTTTCTTTTCCAATTCATCATTGATATTGAGATCTTTATCGTGTATATTAATATCTTCGCTACAGTCTGCTATAATTAATTCAGGTGTTTCATTGGTTTGTTTATTTTTAAGTTTTTTCTTGGGTTTTAAAAGTTGTAATGTATAGTTTTTAACTACTTCTTCATTATTAACAAAATCATGTATACTAATTGGAATTTTTCCATTATTATAATTATATATGTTGCATTGTGATTCAGATTCTTTTATAATATTAGAAAGTTTAATGTTAGTTTGAGATTCTATAATATCGGAATATATTTTATTTTTCATTAACTCAAATTTTAACAAAAGCTGTAAATTAAGTATTGTCATATCTTTTTGTTTAATATGACTTTCTAACTCTGTTATATATATTTTACAATCGTGTTCCATATTTATTATTAAAATGAATTTACATCATTAAATTCATTTTAAAGATAAAGTAAAAATTTATCTTTTTATAATGTAAATATAAATGACATTATACGCATGTTTAACTGATTTAGTAGATGTAAGTAAAAAATTTGTAGATAATGGTGTTCAACGTGCTGCATTTATGAAAGGGCTTACATGGCCGGATAAATCAGAAATAAAAATATTTTTTATAAAAGAACAACAAGTTAATTACAAAAATCAAGTTGTAACCAATAAATATAGTGACAAAGTTGCAAAATTTGTAATGGATATAATAACAAAACACATATCTCCTTTAGTTAATTTAAAATTTAAATGGGATATAACTGATCCTAGTATAACACAAGAAAATTCAGATGTAAGAATAATGTTTGCTCCAGAATTAGGAGCGTGGTCTCAGCTTGGAACAGAATGTCTTACAATTCCTAAAAACGAACCTACTATGTGTTTAGGATGGGTAGATTCAGATTCTGATTATGATGATAAAATATATAAAGGTACTGGAATAGTTGTAGTTCACGAGTTTGGTCATATGTTAGGTATGATACACGAGCATAGTAGAGAAGATGCTACAATTAAATGGAACGAAGAATTTGTAATTCAAAAATTAGGAGGCCCTCCCAATAATTGGTCTGTAGAAGAAGTAAATACTCAAATGTTTAACACTGTAAAGTTAAATCAATTCAATGGATCAGAATATGACCCAAATTCGGTAATGCATTATTTTTTTCCTGATGATTTTTTTTTAAATAAACCTGATTTACCAAAAGTGACAGAATTATCATGTCTTGATAAAACCTGGTTAAATAAACAATATCCTGGAAAAATTTTTGATACAACTTGTTTTGATAATAAAGAAAATAATACTGGGCAAACAAAAAACTCAGAAAACTCTATAAGTAAACAAATAATATATATATTAAAAAACCACTTGTATGTTATTATTATTGGAATATGTGTATTGTTACTTTTATTTATGTTATTTGATAAAATTACAGAAAAAAAATAATTATGAAAAACATATACAGCATTGTTAATTATTATAGTTTTAAAATCTTTATTTAATATTTAGTATTTAAAACATAACAAATATTAAATTAAAATGAACGACATGCATTTAGTATCTTTTAAAGCAATTTCTAGTTTTACTACTGAACTTGGAAATTTATTTTCAAAACAACAACGGTCACTTAAATTATATTGTAGATTAATTAACAAAACTACAGTAGTTCATGATACATCTATTAAAAAACATATTGATGCTTTTAAAACTTTTTGTGTGACAAATAGAGAAGCTATTGTTACAAAATCAGCAAATAAAATTGTAATGAATAAAATTTCTTATTCTCAAAGAGTATTTATTGATATGAATGACATTTTTAAACTATCTGATAAAGATACTTCCAATATTATATGGGAACATTTATTATGTATTAGTGCTCTTGTAGATCCTGGAGGAAAAGCAAAAGAACTATTAAAAAAGAACATGGAATCAGGAAAAGCAGGAGAATTAGAAACAACATTTTTAACAGATATAATCAATAAAGTAGAACAACATGTTGATCCAAATGCAAATCCAATGGAAGCAGTTTCTTCAATTATGAAATCAGGAATTTTTACAGATTTAATAGGAGGAATGAACAGCGGTCTCTCAAATGGATCTTTAGATTTAGGTAAATTAATGAGTGCTGTACAAGGAATGGTAGGTCAATTAAACGAACCAGGAGATAAAGGAGATAATCAAACAGATAATACACTAAATATGATTACATCATTAATGGGAAATATGGGAAATATGTCTAATGTAGATAGTGGAGCAGAAGGTCAACCAGATCTTGCATCGTTAATGCAAGGAATGATGAAAGGATTAGTAAACCAGCAACCTAGTGATTTACAAATAAAAGAATAATTTAGTATTGAAAGATAATTTGTTAAAATTAAAAATATAGATTATATTATCATTAATAAATTTAAACCGATAATATAATATGACTTAATAACTTTATGTAAAAAAGAAGAGAATAAATTTGAAATTTAATAATAAATAATTATTAAATTAAAAATGTCTGAAAAAAAGAAGCAATTTAATCAAAAAAAAATATCGTGGCGTGTTATGTTAAATTCTTATCTATGGAATAAAGATAAATTTAATGAAGATTTTCTTAAAAATAAAAATATAACACGAATAGCACAATCTAAAGGCAGATGTCGTATGGTTGTTTGTCCACAAAAAGGTGATAATGTATCATTTGTATGTAAAGGTAAAATTATTATGAAAGGTATTGTAGATAGTAATGGATTTGAAAACGGAATAGATCATCAAATAGATACTTATAATCTTGGAAAATATCGTCCTCATAGTATTATACCTGAATTTGCTTGGATAATTATTACAGATATAGGACTTTCGGAAGATATTAGACGTACCGGTCAACGTACTTGGGCAAAAATGCCTATTTAAAAATTATTTATAATATATTTTATAAATACTTATTTATAAAATATATTATTAACAGTAAATGATCGATGATTTAAATTTGTTAATAACAGGAGGATGTGGATTTATTGGTTCAAATTTTATAAATTATTATTTTCCAAAACAAAACATTAATAAACTTGTTAATTTAGATGCTATGTATTATAATGCAAGTGAAAATAATGTTGATTTATCTATTAAACAAAATAATAAATATGTTTTTGTAAAAGGTAATTTAAATGATGTTTCACTTATTACAAATATATTAAAAAAATATCATATTACACATATTATACACTTTGCAGCACAAAGTCACGTACAAAATTCATTTTATAACTCTTTAATGTATACAAATGATAATATTTTAGGAACCCATAATTTATTAGAATGCTGTAGAATATACGGAAAAATTAAAAAATTTATACATGTATCAACAGATGAAGTATATGGAGAATCTATAAATGATGTAAATGAAAAACACAAAACGGAACTTTCTATTTTGTGTCCTACTAATCCATATGCTGCTACAAAAGCAGCATCTGAATTAATAGCACAATCTTATGCTCATTCTTTTAATTTACCAATTGTTATTACTAGAGGAAATAACGTATTTGGTCCAAATCAATATCCTGAAAAACTTATTCCTCTTTTTATTAAATTATTAAAAGAAAATAAAAAACTTACTATACAGGGTAAAGGAACAGCAGTTCGTGCTTTTTTACATTCTTATGATACTTCAACAGCTTTTGAATGTATTTTAGAAAAAGGAGAAATAGGAGAAATATATAATATTGGATGTGATGAAGGAATGGAATATTCTGTAATGGATGTTGCTAAAATATTAATTAAAATGATTAAAAATACTGATAATGTAGATGAGTGGATTGAATATATTGAAGATAGACCTTTTAATGACCAGAGATATTATATAAGTAATGAAAAACTTAAACAGTTAGGATGGTCTATCAAATATAATTTAATCAATGGTTTAACTCAACTTTTAAAATAATAATTTTTAATTGGTATAAATCGTAGAATTATTAAATTTTCATCAATCAAATAGTTAATTTAACTTTTAATTTAAAAAAATCAAAAAATAAACTAAATGAGTTGTTGTTGTTTTACTTCATATAACTTAAAGCATTTAGAAAATATTAAGAAATATATAAATCGTGCAACTGAATATTTAACACAAGAAAATCAAACACAAGAAAATCAAACACAAGAAAATCAAGATAAAACACAAGAAAATCAAGATAAAACACAAGAAAATCAAGATAAAACACAAGAAAATCAAGATAAAACACAAGAAAATCAAGAAGAACAAGAAAATAAAACACAAGAAAATCAAGATCAAGAAGAAGATGAATATGACATTGTTAATTAATACGATCTTGTGTTTTTAATTTATAGGAATATTTAATTGCAATTTAAAAAATTGTATTCTAAGAATAGGAAGATGTTAAAACATTAAAAAAGAGAACTCCCAGCAATTTAACCCGCATTTTTAGCCGTTGGTCGTGGGTTCGATTCCCATCACATTGTAAAGATGTGTAGCTCAGTTTGGTAGAGCAGCGAAAATGTTCTCAGAATTTGTACCTCCAGCAATTACAAATATAACAATTTTATGTTTAAAACCGGTACATAGATA